TCACCGCCGAGAACGACACCGAGTACTTCGTGTAGCTTTTCAGCTAGATCACGAGGTAGTGTAAAGCTAACTTCTTCTCCGCCGACATCTTCACCAGTATCACCTGTAGGCAACCCGAGAGCAGCGGCGTCATTTGCCTCGGTATCTTCTGGCTGACCGGACATTACGTCCTCATATAGTTTATCAAAAATAGATTTGCTCATAAAAGTATTTATTGTTTGTGTTTCTGTTTTTTCAAGATTTTGTGAGAATTTTTTAGGTTCATAAAAATTTTCTTTTTTAGCAGTCTTAGGATCAACAGTATCTTTACTAAAACCATCTGCGTTTTCAGGCCCAGAATTCTTATTAATAAATGCATTCTTATCAGCCTGAGCTTCAACAGGCTTTTTATCTGTAGCAAGCTTAAAAGTATTTTTAGGCGGAAATATAGACTTTTTTTCTTCAATAATAGATTTTTCATAGTGCTCACCCATTTCTACTAGCGTTCTGGTACCGTTCATATTAAGTATTTATATTATATATGCCTAAAAAACAAGAAAGTCAATTTTATTTAGGTAACCAGAATCTACCTACTGCAGATGCTACATTTGATTATGAAGCACACCCGGAATGGGTACAAGATATAGCAAGATGTAGAAAAAATATATTATATTTTTCAGAGAACTTCTTCTTTATTACAAATCTAGACGAAGGTAAGATGAAGATCAAATTACATTCTTATCAAAAACGTATTTTAAGAAGTTTAAGAGATAATAGATTTGTTTGCTTATTGGCAAGCCGTCAAATTGGTAAAACAACGTTGATGACAATATATGCATTGTGGATAGCCTGCTTTTTTGAAGATCAGCGTATTCTTATTGTAGCAAATAAAGAGCAAACAGCTATTAACATTTTTAAGAGAGTCCGTTTAGCTTATGAGAAACTACCTAATTACTTAAAACCAGGAACTGTAGAATATGGAAAAACATCAATGTCGTTGGGAAACGGGTCTAGTATTGGCATTTCGACAACCAGCAGTGATGCCGGTAGAGGCGATAGTTGTAATGTCCTTATCTTGGACGAGTTAGCATTTATTGACAACCATCTTGTTGAACAGTTTTGGAGTTCTGTATATCCTATTATTTCTTCTTCCAAAAAATCTAAAATATTTGTTGCTTCAACACCAAACGGTACAGGCAATCTTTTTCATGAATTGTATTCCGGGGCAATGGAAGGTAAGAATGATTGGCATGCTGAAAAAGTTGATTGGTGGGAATTCCCCGGACGCGATGAAGCATGGAAAGACAAAACAATTCGTACTTTAGGAAGTAGGGAAGTTTTTGATCAAGAGTTTGGTAATGTATTCTTACAAGCCGGTGAAAGTGCTTTAGATGAAAAACTTTTTGAAGAGATGAAATCCGAATGCATAGAACCTAATTTTATTTTTGAGGACGGAAAATATTTGATGTGGGAAGAACCAGATAAAGATCATTTGTATGTAGCCGGGGTTGACATAAGTGAGGGTGTTGGAGAGGCTGCAAGCGTAATTCAAGTTTTAGATATTACCGACCTAAGAGAAATAAAACAAGTTGCTATTTACCATGACCGTACAATAAGCCCTTACAATTTTACAACCAAGTTACATGAAATTTTAAAGCATTGGGGTTCGCCTCTTGCATTAATTGAAAGGAATAATTGTGGTGCGCAAGTAGTAGATCAACTGAAAAATACCTTGGGGTACGAAAATATTGTTTCGTATGGTATAAAAGCTGGTCCTATTAATTTTAATAAAATAGGAGTACAAGCTCATACCAATACAAAATATAAAGGAGTTATGAATATGAGATATTGGCTTTCAGAATTAAAAGTTTTAAAAATAAGAGATCTAAAAACACTTAATGAACTTAAAGGGTTTGTTAGATATCCTAATGGTACGTGGGCAGCTAAGCAGGGGGTAGATAGTTGGGATGATAGGGTTATGAGCTTACTTTGGGGATTAATGATTCTTGAAAATGACTTAGTAGAAAAATATTTTGAAGTAGTAGAGTACGATTCAAATAGAAAACCATTAAAACTTAAATCATTAGATTACGGAGTCAAATATTTTGTAAATCCCGCTTCAATTTATAGCAATGAAAAACTAGGCGACGGATTACCACCTCTACCTATAGTTATACAGGGGGATAACTCTAATGAATTTGACGAAATAAAAGACTTAGAATCTCAAGGTTGGCATAGACTTTAATTAAATAATTAAATGGCTGATGTAACGATATCCGGGTTAAATGATTTAACGCCCCAAGGTTCGCTTTATGTACCTATTTCTAATGGTAGTACGACAGGAAAAGCAACTATAGCTTCTTTACAAGTTAATTATAACAATATAACAAATAAACCCACATTACCTATACCCGTTGTAATGGATGTTTTAGTAGTTGGCGGCGGCGGCTCCGGCGGTAACGGATATCCTGATCAATCAGGAGCTGGTGGTGGAGGCGGCGTAATTAGCTATACAAACTATAATTTGTACCCGGGTACCTATTACGTAATAGTAGGCAGCGGGGGTTATAGTATTGGAAATAGTTACTCTAGAAATAATGGTAGTAATTCAATGGTTTATGGTGGTAATCCAGCTGTAAATATAATAGCTTACGGGGGTGGAGCAGGAGCAGCTGCACGCAGTCAAACAGGAAACGATGGTGGTTGTGGCGGCGGTGGCGGCGACTTTAGCGGTGTTGGCGGAAAGGGGATTTTTGGTCAGGGATTTAATGGTGGTACTAGCGGTAGCGGCGGTGGTACAGTTGAGTGCCCCGGTGGTGGAGGAGGGGCTGGAGGAGCTGGAGGTAATTGCACTGGAGGGCTCGGTATTTTTTCTAGCATTACAGGTACATCATTGCAATATGCTTCGGGAGGGACAGCAAACGCTTCATTAAATTATGCAGCTCCAAATACTGGAAATGGTGGATACAGCAACGGTACTCCTGGAGGAAGTTCTGGAGTCGTAATATTTGCATACCAAGGCACAGGTAAGGCAACCGGAGGAATTGTGAGTACAACTTCACGCCCAGGGTGGACTGTACATAGGTTTACAAGCGACGGAACCTTTATAGTAAACTAATTATATGTCTAACCTAGTACCATACACTCAAAGCCCATTTAATAAAGCTCGTAAAGACAAATTTTTAATGGTCTTAAATTTTCCTAAAGGGTTAAAAGACATTTCTAAAAAGCTAAACAGAGATAATTCTACAATTATTCCTGACGCTTTACAATTCTCAGTATTTGGTGCTGTAGTTCCTGAAATCGAAGTACCTGTTGTTAATGTAAGATATGGTGGTCAGACACTTGCAACCTCGAGTCATTCGCGTGAACCTTACCCACCAGTTAAAGTAGATTTTACGGTAGATAATAGATTTAACAACTATTATGTCATTTATAAGTGGCTAGATGTTTTAAACAGCTCTAAAACCAGTTTATATGATACAGATAATTTAACAGATTCGACAAAAACTAATAGTGGAGGAGCAGACAACTTACTATATAGATCTAATATATCTATTTTTGCATTAGACGAATATGATAAAAGAGTAGTTGAATTTATATATACAAATGCATTTCCTATATCACTGGGAGCTATTAATTTTAATAATAGAGATGCCGGCGAAATAGAATCTTCATTCACATTTAGTTATTCACAACTTCAGGTTTCTTTAGTGGAATATGTAGATAGTTTATAAAAAATTAAAAAGTTTTATCCAAAAAAACATAAATACTTTATATGGCACGTACAATTCAAAGTCCCGGAGTTGAAATTAATGAGGTTGATTTATCGCTAAGAAATGCAGGGGCCCCTGCTACAGTAGCTTTTGTACCTGGATTTGCACCAAAAGGACCTACATCTGAACCTATTAGCGTAAGTTCGTTGTCAGAGTTTGAACAGATTTTCGGGCAACCAACAAATTCTGCAGAAAGATATTTTTATCATTCAGTTAAAGCAGTTTTACAATCACCAGCTAATCCTATCGTTTACAGATTACCCTACGGTGAAGGCGCAGGTGTTGATACAAGTGATGAATATAGTGCATTAGTATTTCCTGTCAAAGCATATTGCCCTTCTACAGGATATATTGAAACAGATTTAACTAAGCCCGATTCAAGATACTTTTTCGGTTCACCCACACACCTTAAGCTCACACAAAATGAATACCTTTCAATTTTAAAGGGCGACGGTTTTAGTTGGGCAGCTGATACAGAAAACAGAACAACATTTAGTAGTGTTTCTGCACTTAGTGGTGCAGGTGTTATTATTCTCAATAAAGCTCAATCAACCATTAATACAAAGTTTGAAGGCGTTTATATTAGCATTGCAGATAATACTAATCTCAATCCTGCCACGCCCTTTAACGATATTAATTCTGTATTGAGTGTAAATAATGAAACTAAAGCAATATTTGGAAACGGTTATGTAAGTATTCCTGATGTAAGGCTTAACTTCACACTTTCTGCAGATGCTGCGGGACTACAAGGAAGCGTTTCTGAGGTATTAGAAAATATACCTACTTTCGATATTTCATCAAACCAGTATGACGATACAGTTACACTAGGCGTTTTTAAGCTAAGACAGTCTGTATTTTCACCCGATACAATCGCATTAGATTATGTCCTTCAAGAAGGCTACACAGCATCGTTTGATGCACATAGACAGATTAATAATGTAAACGGCGGACCCGCAATTAGCTTTTTCTTAGAAATAGCTGATCAAAACTCTACAAATGTTACTACCATTATTAACCCTTATATTTCTAATAAGGGCGGCAATACTTGGTTAGATACAAACGGTATACCAGCCAAGAAGGTTCGTTTCCTTAGTTCACAGCTTCTCACACCTCTAGCAGGTGAAACGAGCTCACAGTATACAACGCGCGTTGGTGCACCTTCTGGTGATGTCGCAACTCTCGCTGCACAGCTAGGCACAACAAACGCAATGTATGCTCTAGGAGATTACAGCGAGGAAGATCTTACTACAAAAGTAATTGGCAACATACCCGCTAAGCTTACCACAGCTACTGAAAAGTTAGCTAACGTTGATCTTTATCCGCTTAATGTTTCAGTAGAAGCAGGTTTAGGAACAATCTATGCAAATTCATTTAATCCTTCAACATATTTGTATTTTGATGATAGCGTACCTTTCGATGGTTTAGTTGAAGAGCTAGCCGTACAAAACCCGGCTAATACACCTACATGTATACAACATTATAATGCTGTTATTGCACCGTTTATTAATCTAACTAATAGCCGTAAAGATCATTTGTTTATTGCTGATCCATTAACAAACATATTTGTACAAGGTGCAAATTTAAAGACATTAGATATTCCTGGTAAAACATTCCCAACTGATATCTATTGGTCGTTAAAAAACCAGTTTGCAAGCCTCGATACTAGCTATGCATGCGTATTTGCAAATGTTGCTAAAGTTGCTGATATTGCAACAAACCAGCAAGTTTGGGTTCCGTTCTCTGGCTTTGCAGCAGCTTCAATGGCTTCAACAGATAGCAACTTCCAGCCTTGGTATGCACCAGCAGGGTTTACTCGGGGTGTAGTAAGCGGTATTGTTGATCTAGCAATGTATCCAAAGCAAAAGCATCGCGATCAATTATATCGTATTAATCTTAATCCGGTAACATTCTTTCCATCAGAAGGTTTTGTAATCTTCGGACAAAAGACATTGCAGAAGAAGCCTAGCGCATTTGATCGTATTAATGTACGTAGGTTGTTCTTGAATCTTGAAACTGCAACAAGAGATACAGTTAAGTACTTCTTATTCGAACCTAATACACTCTTTACAAGAACACAGATTATTAATAGTTTAACACCTATCTATGATAATGCTAAGAATACACAAGGTATATATGATTATCTTTTAATATGTGACGAACGTAACAATACACCCGAAACTATTGATGATAATACAATCGTAATTGACGTTTATATTAAGCCAGTAAGAGCTGCGGAATATATCCTTTGCAACTTCTATTGCACTAGAACCGGAACAAACTTCCAGGAGATAGTAACATAATAGATAAATAATTTTATGGCAGACGTAAATCAATTAATCACAGACTTCTACAGAGTAGCAACAAATCGCGAGTTCGCTCGTGATTATAATTTTCGCGTACTGTCGATTAATACCGGTGGTGCAAGCGATGTGACCTTTGATCAAGACGACCTTGTATATGTTAAAACAGCATCTCTACCAGCTCGTCAGATCAAAAATGTTGAAGTTCCTTACATGGGGTTAAATTTTAATCTACCTGGTAATGTAACTTATCCGGGTTCAGATTCTTATGAAATGACATTTTATGCTGATGCACAATCTAAGATTCGTCAGAAGTTTGAACAGTGGTCAATCGACATCTTTAATGATGCTAATTCAACAGGTAACTATTTTGCACCAAAGCAGACAGCTATTATTGATTTAGTACAGCTTGACAATCAGCTTAATAAAGTCGCGCAATATCAGTTAGTAGGCGTTTCAGTACGCAATGTAGGTCCTATTAATTACAGTATTGCCGCAGGTACTGGTGAGACGATTGAATTTGTAGCTACTGTTTCTTATCACTACTGGAGAAATATTGGTTAATAGGTCTGGGCAATAAATAATTAGGTGAACAATCCGTTTACCAATGCCCTTAATGGTTTAGGTCAAAATTTTACAGGGCTCTTTACCGGTACTAACCCACCGTTCGCCCCGCAAGTAACAGATTTATTTGGGTTTAATATACCAGGCGTGCCTCTCATTTCAGTACGAGATTATTTTCTCGTGCAGATGGAATCATGGTTTACTGCGATTCCTAATTCTACGCAATGGATTATAGTTATTGATAGATATCCTTCTGCTCTAACATCTAGTGTTATTCAAGGGCTAGAACGAACAGATGGTAGCAGAAAAGGATTTGATATTAGTACAGCTAAAAATATTCTCGCAAGCTTTCCTTTGCAAAAAATTATAGGGTGTTTATTTGCACATGAAGTCACTATTCCAACAGAACAGTTTGAAGTGCAATTTGCTTCAGTAGCAAACAATAGAGGATTCTTGCCCGGAATTTTAGGGGGCGGTAGAAACACCGAACCACCAAATCTCGTAATAGATTTTAGAGACACAAATACTTCTTTTATTGATTTTGTTGTACGCCCTTGGGTTATTCTAGGATCACATTTTGGTATGACAGCAAGACCTGGCGATACGGGTACAACACGTAGTTTTTATAACATGAAATGTAATATGACGCTTCTTAACTTTACACCTACTATTCAAGGAATTTCTATGATACCAAGAAAGGTATTTAGTTTTTATAATTGTATGCCTTTCCAGGTATCCGAACAATCATACGATTATACTGATGCAAAATTAACTACCTTTAATACTAGATGGACATATTCACATTATACTGTAGAAAATAATTTATACTTGCCTATTGCTGATATAGTTAATAGAATATCTCAAGGTGAAATACCAAGGGTTACAAGCTTCCAAAACGGACTTAGCATTACTAATCCTTTAGGATTTTTATAATGTCTTTTTATTTAAATTATTTTGCACCAACATTACAAAAAAATTTACATCTTAAAGAGATAAATTTTTTACAGTATAAAACACTTAATAAATTTCTTATTAATAATAACAGTCAACATATACAGGAATACTTTGACATTATTTTAAAAGAATGTATAGTAGAAGATATTGAACTTACAAACTTTGATAAATTTTGCGCATTATTTTTGCTTAGATGTACTTGTATTTCGTCAGAAATCGAATTTTATGTAGGTAACTCTACAAAAAAAGGTTCTTTAATGAATTTTCTTAAAAAATGTTTAGATTTTAAAACAGAATTTAATAAAAGAATAAAAATTGACGAAAATATAGAGATAGTTCTTAATTTACCTAAAAGCTTTATTTTCGAAACCACATTTGATGCATTGTATGAAACTATTTCAGAAGTGTATTATAAAGGTAAAAAATTAATTTATAGTAGTAATAGCGAACTGATGGAGGTATTACCAGCTGATATTTTAAATCATCTTAAAGAATATAGTAAAAATTTAGACAAAGAATTTAAAAATCTAGTATTAGACGTAGGTGTTAAAGAAAAAGATCAGTTTTCTATTTCTCCATTTAACACGTCTATGTTTGAAGTGCTAAGGGCTCTATTTAATTCAAACTTTAGAAATATATTAGAGCTGCAATATCTTTTAGTTAGCAAGTGTAGATATAATCCTGACTATATCGATAAAAATACACTATTAGAAAACTTAATTTTGGCAAATATCTACGAAGATGAAGTAAAGAAGATTAACGAAGAACAAGATAAAGCGTTGGAGAAAACAAAACCCGGTAATAAATAGGTTTATGGATAGTTTTTCTAGCGCCCTTACATCTTTAGATAATTTAGCCAAAATATATGATATATTTGTACCTTCCTTAAATAAGAAAGTTAAGTTTAAGGGGTTAACTACTAAGCAACAAAAAGAAGCGGTTAAAACAGCTTTAGATAAAAATATTACAGGGCTTACTTTTTCAAATCTTTTAAACAAGATTATAGCGGAAAACTCTACAGAAAAAAATACTTATCTTTTACCAGATAGAAATTTTATAGTAACGGCTTTAAGAGTTTTATCCCTCTCAAATAAGCTGCAAGTTGAAGATGAAGAAGTAGACCTTTCGTTTGTTCCTAATTTTAATACACCGTTACCAGAAGAGCTTAAAAAAGCTGAACTAATTGATGAAAATGTTTCTATTTCTGTTTCAATACCTACTTTAGAAAAAGATTCATTTGTTAATAATGAGACGAGAAAGAAGTTAGCTCCTCTACCTGATGATGATAATTTTGCAAAAGAATCTATTGGTGAAGTTTATGTAAATGAACTTATTAAGTATATTGACAAAGTATCTGTATCCGACGGGGCTAACGTATCTGTAGTTGTTTTAAATGAACTCAGTTTTGATCAAAAAGTACAGCTAGTTGAGAAGCTACCTCTTAATGTAAATTCTAAACTTGTTGATTATATTAATAAAGTAAAAGCCTTTGAAAAGAAATACTTTATAACACCTGCGGGACAAGAATTAGACGTTAGTATAGACCCCACTCTTTTTACTGTCTAACATAACTTATTCATTAAATATTATTAATGAAAGATGACGGAACGTCTTCTATGCTTGGAGACTCTACTTCTGTACAACAGCAACTGACTACTATTATAGGGTTACTAACTAAAAAAGGCGCTACTGAAGAGGCTATGAAACCGGGGCTACTCAAATCTCTTCAAGATAACTTGTTTCCCGAACAAAAGAGTGAAAGATCGTCATTTAGAAGATTAAAACAAAAACAAAAAACTTATCAAGGCGTGCCTATAGCAATTGATTCTATTACTCCTGATGGGAGAAGAGATATTAGGAAAGCATTTTCTAATGTTATTTCTTTTGATATAGATTACGATAAGCCTGAAAAAAAGAGCGGCCCGTGGTCTAAATTTTTCTTTTTCTTAGCATTGCTTTTTGGAGTTCTTACAGGTTTTGTAATGCAAGTAATAAAAGATGTTAAAAATATTTTTAAGTTTTTAAAAACAAAATTTTTAAATTTATTTTCTTATTTAAGTAAAACTAAAATAGGACAGGTTGTTACCAGACTTTTCAGAAGTATAAAATTAAAATTTTTAAATGCATTAAGAGCTTTAAAAAACCTTTCTATAGTAAAATCAATTAGATCGTTTTTTTCTTCTTTTAAAGCTAGTATTGCTAGTAAATTCAAATCATTACTATCGATAGGAAAAGGAATATTTGATTCTGTAAGCAAGCGAGTTATGTCTATTTTTAATTCTGTAAAAGCATTTATAACAAAAATTAGAAACTTTTTTAAACCAATAACCAGCTTTTTAAGCAAGTTTAAAGCAGGTAAAATATTATCTTTACCTATGAAATTATTTAAAAGCTTTATGGGGTTTTTTAGTAAGCTTTCTGGATTTTTTAAAATAGGATTAAAATTAGGTAGACTAGTAGGTAAGCTTTTATGGCCAATATTTGCTATTATAGAAACGGTTACAGGGTTGTTTAAAGCGTTCTCTGACCCAAAGCTAAAAGATAAAAGCTTTTTACAAAAACTAGTAACAGGGCTTGTAGCTGGTATTGCAGGGTTTTTCGATATATTTTCAATATTTGGATTAGAGTTATTTGGGTTTGATGAAATTAGAGATAGATTTGATAAAATATTTTCCGCATTTAAGGAAGGTTTTTTTAAAGGCATATTCGAATGGGTAAATCAAATATTTTCATACATAGTAAGCTTTTTTGGTAAAATAGTTGGCTGGGTTGTAGGGTGGTTTAATAAAGATGCTGGTAAAGCTATTACAGAATGGTCCAAAAACTTTGATTTATTTGAGGGTATTAAAAAGGTTATAGGCTCTATTGTTGGCTTTTTCAAAAAAATATTTTCGTTTGTCGACTCAGTAAAAGAATCAATCTCTAAAGCGTATGATAAAATAAAAGAATTTGCTACAGGGCTGTATGATAAAATAGTAAATTTTGTTAAAGGTATAACCGACTTTATTTCAAACCTGTTTAATTTTAGTAAAATTAAAGATTGGGTAAAAGATAAATTAGGGTTAGGCGATAAAACTAAAGAAGTTACAATAAACAGAACTACACCTGTCGGTGACTTGATGGATACTGAAGAAAGAACGTTATATTCCGGAAGAGGTGCTTACAGGTTTGATAGACAAGATGAATTGCTTGCTGTTAAAAAAGATGGGCCTATAGCAGAAATTTTAGCTAATAGCAATAGAGAGTCTGTTACTGCTTTAAAAGCGCTTACCAATACTACAAAAAAAATAGGTGATGTTTTTGAGAAATTTTCAAAAACTGCAGTTATAATGCAAGAAAAAGAATTAAGAATTCTTACAGAAAATTTAACACTTTTAAAAGAGTTAAAAGATAAGAATGTTGCGTCAAATGTAGTTGTACAAAATAATTCTAATAGTAATATTTTTAGCGAAAAGACATCATCTAATATAGACCTAAGGAGAGACTTAGCTTTAAGAGGTAACTTCCCATTCTAATAAGTAATTTTTATGAATCACGTTTTTTCTATTAGCAGAACAACATCATTAAATGATTTTAAACAAAGCAACACAGTTGATGTTGAACCACCTATTTTAGTATCGCCTCAAAATACACCATTAGGTGGCGGCATCGGGCAAAGCGCTGCTACCCCGCAAGGTAGTGTTGTTAATGTAGTGAGAGATTTTTATTGGACGCACTCCAAGCTTGTACAATCACGAAAAGAAGTGCCAAGAATAATTTTATCTGAAAAAAGATTAAAAGCTAATGCATTAATATCACAGTTAAAATATGCATTCGGTGTAAGCGCTGCTGCAGCAGGTGAATTTGTAAACAATCTACCTGAAAATCTTAAATCTCCTTTACAAGCTTTTGGTAAAAAACTATCTGAAACACAAGTTGCACAACAAGCAGGCGATTTAGCTAATAGAATAAATGAAGGGCTAAATTTAGATGATAATAACAATGTATTTAAAGAAAATCCATTTCTCACACCCTACAGAAACTTGTATATTACTGAGCCAACGGGGTGGGAGTTTATACTCCCTTATTTTGATAATTATAACAACGCTGCAGTAAATACCTTTTCTGATGATATAGGCCAAGCATCGGGGTTAAGCTTTTTAAAGGAGGGTGTCGATTTAGTTATGGGAGTAGCTCAAATGGCTAGTGTTCTAAGAGCACCTACACAAGTAACTTTCGTTGAAAAAGCGAAATTTTATAATTATCCTTCAGAAGGTGAAGAATTTACTTTTGGATTCCCATTAATTAATACAGGCTCAGCAACATTTAATGACGTTATAAAAAATTGGGAATTACTTTTCTTATTAATGTACAACAATAAGCCTTCTAGAAAAAACGTATCTGTTATCGACCCCCCTGTTTTGTATCAAGTAGAAATACCCGGTGTAAAGTTTCTCCCGTTTTGCTATATTCAAAGCATGACTGTCGACTTTCAGGGCTCAAGGAGAGAGATCGATTTTAATCTACAACTTATAGATAATATAAACGTCGATGCATCTACACCTAACGTACAAAACGGACCAGTTAGACCGGGAGAACAGCTGCCTGACAGCGTTGTTAGGTTTTTTAATAATCAAGTAACTAATAGAACAGTAAGTACAATTGTACCAGATGCTTACAATGTCAAAATAACACTAAAAAGCTTATTACCAGAAACTAAAAATTTTATGTATACTGTTTTAAATAAAAATAACATAGTTTCAGCAAGAACCTTAGGTGCAGGAGCTGAAGGCGCGCTAAATCCTATTGTAAATCCAAGCGGTGGTGGTTCTTAATATTTTGTATAAGTATTCTTATGGAAGGTACATTTCAAAGCGATATTGCAGGGTTGCCGATTTTAAAGAGCTATAGATATGAGAATATCTTTAAGTTGTACAAAACTAATTCAGATCAATACTACTATAATCTCATTCAGTCAGTATTTTTACCTGATAAAATCGATGAAGACTTTGTTTATTATCAGCTTGTTACCAAGGAGATGCCTTGGACAGCAGTTAGTTTTAATGCGTATAAAACAATAGAGCTGTGGTGGTTAATATGTTTAACTAATAAAATTTATAATCCAATTAAATTACCAAAAGAAAATCAGCTTTTAAAAATTATTAAACCTCAATACGTACCTAATGTAGTAAACGAAATTACTGAAGCAATAAAATACTAATATGGCTGAATATTCATATTCACTTAACCCTAAAGTAGGGAAAGTACCTTCGCTTGGTTCTGAGAAAAGAACTACAAATATAATAAACAATAATCCATACAAGTTTAATGTAAGCTTAATGACTTCAGATGGTAGATATCAAGAATTAAGATTAGGATCTATTAATACACTGGTAATCGACGATACTTTTACTAATTTTTATCATAAAGGCTATATAATACTTAATAATACGTTTGATGCTTTAGAGCGTATAACTGAAATGGAGGGCTCTAGAAATCAGTCTTCCGGAAATTCCACACAAACAACAACAAAATCGAGCGGTTATTTAATGAGAGGCGATTCTCGCGATTTATTAGTAGTTGATATTATGCCAATATTTGAAGAAGATGGTAAGGGAGTAGATAATTCAATTCAAGATGAAGACGGTAAAAAAGCTTTTTTAATCTCTATAGTTTTTAGTATTTATAATACAGAAGAAGTTATAGGTAATTCTCCAGGACAAAAATTTAAAAAACTTTATTTTTGGGATATGCATTACGAGCTTTTAAGAGAAAAAAATTCGTACTATTCTACTTCACAAAATATAGACGGTGAATTAATATCAGCATTAGACGATAGTGAACGTGCAATTTATACCGGCGATGCTATTAAAACATTTTTGCTAGATTTTTTTAAAGAAGAGGATGGTTGGCCTATTAAGATTGATGAAGAAAATTTTGATCAAGGATCAACAAAAGTATTTTTTTCTTCCCCAGCACGTTTTAAGGGTATCGATTGCTTAGAATATCTTTTAGCAAGACATACTTCTAGCATTAAAAATAACTTTGATCAAGCTTTTTTAAGTATTGAAAGAAACTCTTCATTATTTACATTTAAAAGTTTAGCTGATATTTACAAAACAGCTTTAACAAATATATCTAACAATAATGTTGTCATTGGTTCTAGTTATCTTGAAACGTTTAAGCTTGGAGCTTACTCTGAAACCTCCGGGACAGAGGAAACCATGACTCTAGAACGTGTAGATTACACACCAGCTGGTGCTTTATTTTTTGATAAATATGGCACAGTTAACAATTTTTCATACGATCCACTGCCAGGTGAAATTTCTCAGCAAAACATTGCACCAGTATTAGTTCACAGCTATGATCATGATTGTAAGCAATTTAATATAGATTTTTCTCTTAATAATATGCAAGCTACTCTCAGCGCGTTTAAAGAAAATTATGTAGACCCTTTTAAGAAAGCTAGCAAAACATTTACAAATGTATATGAAAATATATTTCCAGGTGAATACAGAAATTTAAATAAAAATGTTAGAAATACCTTTACAATTATAGATGATCCCGCGCAAAGACTATCACAAGGTAGAAATAAAGTTTTATTTAATTCTATTTTTATGAATAATACTATAACGTTTAAAGTACCCGGGTCTACCCATAGACAAGCAGGTCATTTTATAGGGCTAAATTTTGACGGCGCATCTAATACTAGTGAATTTAATAAAAAGCTATTAGGCGTTTATTTTATTATAAGCGTAAAGCACATATTTGAAAGTAATGAGTATTTTAACGAAATTAGGGCAGTAAAAACATATAATTATGAAGATTTATTGCTAAATAAGGATAGCAGATAATGGCAACAGTCTTTACAGGATCAAGAGATACAGCTACATCTACGAGCACAATTACTAACAAAGTAATTCAAGCTTTACCGCTACCCTATGAGCAGACTAAAGACTACAGTACTTTTTTGCAAGTGCTAGGAAGTCAAGCAGCACCATCACCAGGGCTAGGTACGGGGTCTAGTACAGGTACTTTTAGCCGATCATCAGTTAATACTACAGCTTTAACAGTTAATAGCAGAGGAAAAGTAAGTACTTCCGCTGTTTATAACGCAATAAGAAATGAAATTGCTAATTCAAGACTAGCAGGCTTTGTCCCTGCAGATGCCAGAAAGTACGGGATAGATAGAGGTAACATAACAGATTCTTATTCCAGTCTTCTAACACAATTAGTAGGGTTTGAATCAGGATTTAATCCTACGAGAAAAGGCGACATAGGCAGATATTTAGGTGGTTCTAATGGTTTATTTCAACTTTCTCCAAATGACGCACTTACATATGGGTTTCAAAAAACGCCATTTACTATACAGCAGTTGCAAGATCCTAGTTTTAACATTAAGATTGGTGTAAAGATATTTGAGGCTAATGTTTTGAGAGATGGTGTTATTTCAGGAATGAACCCTGGCAGTCAAAGACCGTATTTAGGCGGGTCTGCATATTGGGGACCGCTGAGACCGGATAGAGTAAATCAATTAAGACCTGTACCTGGTAAATTCACACCTATAACCCCTGTTGCAACAAGTATAGCGTCAGATAAAGTTCAAAAAATGAGCGAATTAGCTTGGGAATATAATAAGTCTGTATTTTCTCCGAATCCAATAGATTCAAAAATACAATTTTTTAAAAATTTTGATGAAAATGCAATTTTTTACGGGTTAGATAATAAACCTATATTTGATTATTTTTCTATTTATAAAAGCGAGTTAGATATAGTTAAAGATAGCCTTACACCAGAAATAGAAGGAGAAGATAGCTTTCTTGCTCCTCCAGGAGATTGCGTAGGGTTTTGGGCAACTAATGTAGGTCCAAAGTATACAGATAACGTAGCACCGTATTTTGATTTTAATAGTTTTGGCAGTATAACAGGAAACTATGCATTAGTTTTAAATGGTGAGGACTGGACTACTGAATATGGCGGCCCTTTTAACGTACCTGGTAGTACCCTACAAAAAATACCTGATGATGTTTATACTCTGACAGCAGACATGAGTGATATTACTAAAAGCATTGAAAACTATAACTTTCAAAACTTGGTAAAACCGGATGCCAGTGCAGATTTATACGGAGGTACCGATCAAACACAATCTACAGAGTTAGTAGGCTCTACCGATTTACCTAGCTATTTAGATCATTATAACAATAAATCTTTTTATTTAGATGAATTTAAAAGTCAATTTCCTAATACGTTTGAATATATTTCGTTTTTTAATACGGTAAACGATAATCCCGGTTTTAATCCAAGAGATTATAAAAGTAAAAATCTTGAACAAATGACTGATTTTTATGCAGAACTTAATGTTGAGGGGCAGATAGTTAAAGTTGATATTTTACTTAAGAAGTACAAGGGGCAAATTAGTAATAGAAGTATTAAAAAATCTTTATGCTTATGCGATGGTTGTAGTGAAGCAGAAAATGAGCAAGGGAGTAATGAAACGATAGATACAGCTACTATAAATAAAAGATTTTTAGAACAAGGAACAACAAGAGGTGGTTTAGAAAGTGCTAAAACAAAAGGTCTTCTTAATAATAAAATACCACTCATTGAACAAGCAGAATTAAAGTATCAGGAAGCACAGAACTTTTTAGCATTACCTGAACAAAAGGTAGCAGAGTTGGTAGCTAAAATTGATTCAGTAGGGATTAATAATTTACCAGGGCTTCAAGGTGTAACAGGCCCTTTAAATGATATATTAGGCTCCGCTTCTGGGTTAACATCTATTTTACAATCGCCGTTAAATTTACCTAACGTACTACCTTCTCTAGACGCAGGGTCTTTCCCTCAAATTGCAGGTCTTTTAACAAATACTAACTGGAAAAATCTTGATGTAAATAGTACTATAGAAATTGCTAAACAGCTTAACACTATATTTTGTGACTTTAGATTACCTATTATAGGTAAAATTAACTGGGATGATATTACGGACATAGATATAGGTGATTTTGGAGGAGAATTTGAAAAGCTAATTCAGGGAATGCAGAAAAAATTCGAAAAACTTTTAACTGACATAAGAGATAAGATAAAAAATCTAATACCTAATTTTATAGAAAACTTTAAGAGCTTCTTTAAAGATATATTTACTTGTGATCAAAGCCCTAATGTAAAAGATTCAGATAATAAAGCGAGTTAATCTACTATTTCTGCATCAATTATTTTTGCGCTCTTATTAGCACTATCAATTAACATTTTAAAAACCTGCTCTCTGGTCGCTAAAAGCTTGTTTTGATTGTCAGACTCTTTTAATTCATGCCTAGATTTAATGTCCATTTCCTTGGCTTTAATTAAAGTTTCATTTTTCTTATCTGTTACTATAATTTTATTAAGAGTTTCTATTGCTGTAGAAGTTGCAGCTATTAATTCCGCAAGAGACCCGACATCTTTACTTTCGGGCGCAGAAGAAATATAGTCTTTTACATTTGACATAACTTCTAGACTTTCCTCTACAAGTCTACCCGCTTTTTCGACTACAAATTTTTCCATGTTTTCTTTAGTCAAGGGTTCTGGCGTCTTTTTTACTTGTTCAATTTGCTTATTTGCATCTTTTAATTGCTCTAAAAGATCGCCAACCATTTCATTAAGCTCTTCACTCACACTAATATTTATAGAGACTATTGAATTTCTATAGTTATATACTATAATTTAAGTATGTATAATATTAAACCGAGTGATGTTGACCCGAATATACAGTTTATTCCTAAGTTGAAATTTGAGAAAACGCATGTTTCTGCTAAACTACCTACAAAAAACCATGAATCAGACACGGGTTATGATGTTTATTCTATTGAAAATAAAGTTATACCTGCAAAATCTAGTGCAGTGGTTAATGTCGGTCTTAAATTCGCATATATTCCTGAAGGTTATTGGGTTAAAGTGGAGTCACGTAGCGGTTTAGGGTTTAAACACGGTATTTTAGCTCATCCGGGTATTATAGACAGTGGATATAGAGGAGATGCCGGTGTAAAGCTTTATAATTTATCTGATAATGATTATGAAGTCAAAGAAGGAGATAGAATTGCTCAGTTTGTTATATATCTTAACTTTTCAATGCCTGTAGAATGGGGTACCGTAGAGCAATCTGAACGAGGCGAAAAGGGATTTGGATCATCAGGCAAATAATGAACAGTAATTTTGATAGTTTATGGGTAGAAAAATATAGACCCAAAGAATTAACAGACTTTATTATTAATGAAAATAACAGAGTATTAATTGAATCATTTAAAAACAAAAAAGAGATTCCTAATCTTTTGTTTATCGGTACACCCGGGCTAGGAAAAACCACTTTAGCAAAAATTATAGTTAATAGCATACTTGAATGCCAGTATCTTTATATTAATGCTAGCGATGAAAACGGAATAGATACTATTAGAACAAAAGTTACAAGCTTTGCACAGACCAAAAGTATTGATGGTGCAATTAAAGTTATTATTCTAGATGAAACCGACGGGCTATCTATGGATGCTCAAAGAGCATTACGCAATACTATGGAAGAATTTGCTAAAATTACGAGGTTTATTCTTACAGCTAATTACAAATATAGAGTTATTAATGCATTACAAAGTAGATGTCAGGGTATTGACTTAACACCGCCCCTAGAGGGCGCAGTAAAGCGTATTGGTCATATACTTAAAGCAGAAAAAATCGATGTACCTATCCAGTTAAAACCTAAACTACTCGCATTTATTAAGGACAATTACCCTGATCTGCGTAAAACAATTAACGAACTGCAAAAATTTTCAGTTACCGGTACGCTTAATTTATCTAATGTTGATAACAACGAAATATTATCTTTAATTTTTAGTGAAATTAAAAAGAACAATGTCTTGCAATTAAGAAAAGCGTTAATAGAAAACGAATCACAGTTTAATTCTGACTATGTAAACCTATTAAGAGCTTTATTTAACTATATTGATGGTAATGAAGTTGAAATAAATTTAAAAAAGCAGTATTTACTTACTATTGCTGAGCATCTATATAGAAGTAGTTTTGTAGTTGATCAAGAAATAAACTGCTACGCTTGTTTTATTGCGCTAGGTAATATTAAGGCAAGTATTTAGCTGTATAACTTGCCGGATCTGCGTGACCAACCGCAGGTGAAGAAGGTATTTTAACGTTTGTGTTATTTAATTCTCTATCACCTTTACTTAACTTTTTGTTACCTACGTCAGAAAGCTTTGTTTGACCGGGTGAAAGAAAAGGAACTTCCTGATTTTCATCTTTTAGCTTTTTTGGTTTAATATTTGTTCTTCTACTAGGATCATCTTTCTTAAAAACTTCAGGAACATCAGGTAGATTAGGGTAAGAGCTCTTAGGTTGTACTAAATGTGCAGGTATTGTTATAAAATCCTTATATCTACCAGGAGCTATTTCGGAAGTAATGTCTAACACCACTTCACCGTTGTTATAATCATTATTTCCAGCACCACCTACAGCAGGTAATATTGTTTTAACTGCAGAAACACGTAGATTTAAACCACTATTCATCATTTCCTTGATTTTTTCAACGGTATTAACGCCTTTATCCTTAAACCAAGGGTCCCTTAGTGCATTCTCTTTAAAGATAATGAGATCACCAGCTAGAAAGCCACCTAACGTATAACGTTGCATCCAAGATTCGTATAATTTGACAAAATTACGGCTCATTTAAATTATTTATTGTTTTGCATTGCTTAAAAACTGTTTTTAAAACATAAAAACTTACATAAATATATATGTGGCTACTATAAAAGTACAATCTATTGCCGAACCAAGTAAGACAGAAAGCGATTTCTTATATACTGATTTAAGATTAGACTTACAGTTAGACTATACAAGAAACAATGAATTTTTAAAAAGAAAAGAAATTAAAGATTTAAAAATAGATTATGATTATGCTGCAGTAAAAAATTCTATTTTTAATTTGTTTACTACAATCCCTGGTCAGCGCATTTTAAACCCTTATTTTGGTCTTGGCCTACAAAAGTATTTGTTTAATCCTGTTGATGAAGATATTGCCCGCTTGATCGGTAACGACATATTAAGAGGATTAACAAGATTTGAACCAAGAGTGAGAACTAATAGCATAGAAGTTGTTGCAGATGAGCTTAACCAAGAGTATATAATTACATTAATTATTTCTTTACTAACTATTGACCCTGTAACTGGTTTTAAGCTGGTAGGAATATTAAGTAATTCAGGATTTAACTTTACAACATAATATGGCAACGTTTAATGACTTTACTCTTTCGAAAGATGGCTATGTAGCATTTGATGCTCTTAGCTTGAAGAGCCTTATTACTACCCGTTTAAATACTAATAAAGTTTTTACTGATCAAAATTTTGAAGGTAGTAATCTTTCGTCTCTAATTGATATAATTGCATACGCATATCATGTTTTAATCTTTTATCTTAATAGGTCTGCTGCAGAAAGCACCTTTACAACTGCAGAATTATACGAAAACATTAATAAGATAGTAAAAATTTTAAATTATAATCCTATAGGCAATCAAACCTCTATATTATCTTTTTTAGCTACAGGGCTCGCTTCCCTCCCCGCTAATACCTATACTATTCCAAGATATTCTTATTTTACTATTAACGGTGCATCATATTCTTTTAATCAAGATGTAACTTTTTCGAAAAATACCGCAGATAACGAAGTATTAACCAACTTACAAGAAAGTAATTTATTGTATCAAGGGAGCTACAATGAATACCCCACATATATTGCAACAGGCGAACCTTTTGAAATAATTACTATGACATTAGTTAATACAGAAGGTCAAAACGTAATAATAGATCATTTTAATCTTGATGTTTACGTAAAAGATAGTTTAATTGAAAATGCAACCTGGGAAAAGTGGTCTCCTACTCAGTCTTTATTTTTAGAACGTTCTAACTCTAAGACTTATGAGGTGAGACTTAATGAAAACGGTAGATATGAATTTAGATTTGGCAATAATGTGACCGGTAAGCAGCTAAATGTTAACGACCAGGTTGCAATTTATTATCTTAAATCAGAAGGACAGAAAGGTGAGATAGGCCCAGGATTACTTGATAACAGTAAGCTATATTTTTACAATACTAATAGATTCAATCAAATAAAAGCAGACACTACCCCCTCAAACTTAACATTAATTACTGAAGCTCAAGCTAATTCAATATTATTTTCAAATATTGATGCATCTACACCTTTCGTAGAGAGAGAATCAGTAGATAGTATAAAATTAAATTCTCTTAATACCTTTAGAAGCCAATACAGGTTAATTACATCAGAAGATTTTACTAATTATGTTCTTAAAAATTATAGTAATATTATTTCTTCTACGGTAGCTGTAAACAATTGGGATTATATTTCTGGTCACTTAAAATATTTCTTTGACCTTGGTGTTGAAAAGCCTAATTATGAAAGTAGAATACTGTTTAATCAAGTCAAGTTTGCTGATTCATGTAATTTTAATAACGTTTATATATATGCTGTACCAAAATTAGAAAAACTTACCAGCCTTACTACTAGGACAAATTATCTTAATACAGCTCAAAAGCAGCTAATATTAAACGATCTTCAAAAAGTTAAGTTAACTACAGCAGAAGTTATTGTTAATGATCCTGTTTACATAGCAATAGATTTAGGTGTAAGATTTCCAAGCGAAATTTTATCCCCGTCAATTTCAGATAATACATTTTTAGAAATTCAAAGAGATATTACTGCTAAGAGAAATCCAGAAGCATTAAAACAGCAAATAGCTCAAATATTTAAAGACTATTTTTCAACGCTAAAAGACAATCTAGGCTTAACAATAAGTTTGACTGACATTACAAATCAGATCTTAGCTATTGAGGGTGTAAAAGGTATAAACACAGTTAGAACAGAAGGAGATAATACTATCACTATACCAGGTATAAGCTTATTAATCTATAACCCTGTGTATCCTTTTAACGATATTAGAATTACCACTCAAGATGAGAAATTACCCTATTTTAAATTTCCATTTTTAAATAACCCGCTTGACTTTAAAGATAAAATTAATGTCATAACGCCATCTATACAGACATTACAACGTGAGTTTTAATAATGGCTAATTTTGTAAATTATACTTATGTATATTTCTACGTTACTAATTATACAGGGACAAATTCGTTAACTTCCTATACATTACCTAATACCCCATTAACCTTTTATCCTGATTTCACTACTTCTGCTATTTTAACAGCTACAGATAATATTTCAAACAAGATTATAAGATGGGATTTTGGTGATGGTACTTTTTCTAATCAATTAACCGCTACTCATCAATATGAGTGGCCTGGTGAATATAGCGTTAGATTAACTGTTTACGATAAACAAGGTAATAGTTTTGATAGTTCTTACAGACCGGTTGTAAAAATATATGATTATGTCTACGATCAATTACAATTTAAGGATTATATTAAATTTATATATGACGTACCTGCTAGCAAAATTCAAGATCCATTAATTATCGAACGTCAGAATAGTTGGCAGTCATACAGAGCTTTAAGCGCTACTGGCTACACACTTAATTTATATGCTTCTGGGGCTAACGGTCAATATCAAAATATAGATAATTTTTATGATGATAAATGGTCTCATTTAAGAGCTCTAAGCAGATTTTATATTAAAGCAAAAATAGGGGACAATTTTGAATTTCAATCTGTTGATACTGTTAAAACATCTAATGAAGAAATTTATGTGCGTTTAAACAAAAATAAATTAGACCTTTGCAAAAAAAATGATTTAGGAGCAGTTTTAGCAGGAACAAAAGGCACAGCAGAGATTTATTATGTTGACGATGTAGCCAAAAACTTTACAACACGCGAGCCTCCTATATTTGTGTTTGCTACTTTTGATAGTTCTAAATTTGAAGATTGGTATTCTATTCAACATAACTCATTTCCTACTATAAATTACCCACCTTATGGTTTTCAAAACTTAAAACCCGCAGTACTTCCAATTATTAAAGTACGTCATAATGAGGCAACTAGACTGTCTATTACTACAACTGGTATAGATGGTGAAGGTTATTTATCTGCTACTAATTTTAACATGCCTGAAATAAGCTGGCAAAATACAGAAATACCTTTTGTAGTGCGTATGAAAGATAGGGATAATTTTACAACTAAGACTTATCCGCCATTATCCTCTTCAACAATAAATACATCTCTATCTACTCTTACTGCTTTTGATGTCAAACTAGGAGTAATAAGGCAAGACAATACAGGTTTTAAACCTGTTAGTACTATAAAATTCTACGAAGACTTTAATTCTGAAATACCTCAAAGCATAGGTGCATTTTACAAAGGATACTTTGTTTCGCCTGAGACGACTTATAATTGTAAGCTAACTGCACAAATGACAATAGTCGACCCGCTAAATTTTCCGAAAGACTCTCTTATAGGCTGGATAGCTGCACCTCAATATAACAAACTTTTAAGATTTTTTAGACAACAAATTTATAGTAACTGTCCAGGTTATTTGGTAGTTAATATTTCTGCTTCACGTCAGTATTTTAATTCTTATGAAAATAGAAACGTATATGCCATACAAGTAGCTCCTTCTGGTAACGGCCCAGGTAAAGATTATGAAACATGGTTCGCTGATGGTACTAGCGATAGAGTTTTTAAATTCAATGCTGAGGGTAATATTTTATTAGATATTCCACTTAATAATGCACCGACTTTACAGGGAACAACTGTTTCAAATGTTAATTACCTATCTCCTTCATTAAATAGTGCAGCTCCAGGCAGTATTACTTTGGATAGAAATGCTGATGTATGGGTAGCGTTGTTTGATTCTGTGTCTTGTATAAAAATAGACAGTACTTTTGGGTATGTAAAAGCAGTTGCATACCCACCATACAATAATATTGTTTTTAGTCTTAGTTCAAGTTATAATCTACCTCAATTAAGTGGATTTGCTGGTGAAAATCTCTTATTACCGTCATCTGTTGATACAGATAGAGAAGATAATTTATGGGTTTCATATACTCACCCCGCATCCAACTTTTTAATAAAATATGATAAAAACGGTAACTATTTATTTACTGTTGATATGCCTACATTACATTCTCCTGTAGAAATAGTGGTAGATAGAAATAGATTTGTGTGGCTCAGTACATATAATCTAACCACAAGCGGAACATCGCTTACAGCAAGAAATGATTATCTTTACAAATTCACATCAACAGGCGCTTTGGTAAGCGGATACCCGCTATCAGGATTTAAATTTATTGGAAATCTAACTGTTGACGGAAATCAAAATGCATGGGTTGTGCATAATAGGGACACTGTTACTCGAGTTAGCGGTGAAGATGGTACACGTACAGATTATATTGCAGGTTCAGGTAATTTTACTAGTTATGTAGGTAGTATTGGTGGAATAGCAGTAGATACTAGTTCTTATTGCTGGGTCATTAATAATATAGATCAGAGATTATATTTTATTGATACGTTATTACCACCTGCGTCTGCTCTTGATGATTATGAATATATAGATTTAGAGTATCCACCTACCACACCAAGTAATGATCCATCTACTTTTGAAGATAAGCAATTGCAAGCCTATGGAGATTGGCTAGGAAGCAGATGGATTAATAAACATATGCTAGCAGAAACCACAACAAGAGTAATTACAGGTGAATCAACTCTATTCAATATTTATCCGCTTTCAGGTGTTTATAATATTCAAAAAATTAATGAAGATTTTGATGCTGAACAATTCTATAAGAGTTTTATATTTACAGAAAACTTAGAAGATAAAAAAATATTTTTTGATGACTTTTTAGGAACAATAGTAGGCGACAAAAACGCAATGCCATATGAATTAGGTAAAACTGTTTACGAAAAAATAGCTAATTATGTTAGTAATACTGCAGATATTGATATATGTAATCTAGATCAGCTACTTTCTTTTTGTGATGAGCTATCCGTACAGTTTGAACAATACAATTACCCGTTCCCACCGCAACTATTAAGGTTAATAAATATTCTTTCTATAAAGCACAAAAAATTATGGGGTGATTTAAATCAATATGATATTTTATTTTTAAGAGATTCGTCAAAATTAACTGAGTATTCGACTTTAACCAGTTCAATCTCTTGCGGATATCCTTTAGTAGCTAGAGAAATATTTTCAGACATCTATACTGTAGTTAACAGTAATATTATACAAGGTTTTAACTACGGCTACGTATTACCTTTATCAAATTATACTGTAGATTGGGGCTGGGGATTAGTAGCTCCTACGGGGTTATCAGGTTATAGAATTTCTGATTATTATAAATTTTACGAATATAAACCTATATTAGATACAAAATATTATAATAATGTGATAGATTGGGATAACTCTTCTAATACCCTATCATTTACAAATAGCTCATTTAATGATTGGAAGAAAGATAATGGTATTATGCAAAATATATTAAGCTATGAATTAACTAAAGGATTAAGGTTGTTTTTAAGCGGTAGTAACATCGTATATAACAATTAAATACTTAAATGGTAGGTAATAATAGATATATAGATGAGAAGCTATCGGTTTCTATTACCTCTTTGGTATCCCCAGAAAACCCTGTAGACGAAATATCACCACTTTCTTTTCAAGATTGGCTAAAATATAACAATGCGTTGTTTACTAACGCAGATGACTTTTTAACCAGATATCAATCTTATCTAAACAATTGGTATGAAATTAAAAATACTTCTAAACCTGAGCAGGTGGCTATTACTAAATCACTTTACACTTTACTTATAAATGAAATAGTACTTTCCTTTACTTCAACAGATGAGAGAAGATTTTTAAAAAATATTGATTTTAATAATAACAGAGACCTCGCCGTTGCAGTACCTTTTTTTGCAAAGAAGATTAAAGATATATGCTTATACTATAGTACATTACGCGATGATGTAAAAACCTCCACTGTTCAATACAATCTTAAAGGATCTATATACGGTACAAAAAATTTAATATATAATCAAATTTCAAAATCATTAGAAACTGAAGATTTAACCGATTTAATAAGAACCCTCAATATTTCTCTATCTGATATTCGTAACAATATGGTTGTGGATATAGAAGAATTATATGATATTAATCAAAACTACTATGATGTAAGCCCTTATCTGCCTGCTTCTGCATATGATGTTACAGATGGCGAACGAAAAAACTATTTTTCGTTTAATCAATATGATGTTGATCCGGGATTATTTTTAAATTTTAATCAAACTATAATAAGCGCAATTACTTCATATCCTTTTTTTGCTATAGAGCTAGGTATAAACAATTTTTCTATAGATTTACCTAACCTATCTTCAACCGACTTGCAGTACCTTAAAGATAGTGATTTTATTAATACTGTTAATACTGAAAATCAAAATAATTTAAATTTAAATGTAAAGTCTAATTTAATTACAAAATTTCTAGGAACAGATTTTTACTATATATCTACTAACTCTACCGGGGTAGATTATCTTTCAGGTAAATTATTCTCTGCTGATAATAAATTCGCAAATTACATAAACAAACGGTACCCTACGGTAGCAGCCATACCATCTATCGATTTTACAAGGTCTGCTAAAGATATAGGGTTATTTTTTAAACCTGATAAAATTGGATTATCTAACTTTTATAGCTTTGGCTTAGCAACTACTATAAGCAAATCACGTTTAAGCGCAGATACAATTTATATATTTCCTGATCCTAGTATTTACGGTGATATTACAAGCTTAACTGAGGAAGAATTTAATTCACCGATAATTTATACTGACCTTTCATACCTAACAAAAACAGATTTTTCAAATCAGTATAAATTTGGTGATTCTGTAAGCAGTCCTTATTTTCAAACATTACGAGCATATCAAGCAAGAGAGCAATCTTTAGGGATAGGCCTACAAGGGCTTTCTAGATATACAGACCCTCAAGATTTTTTCGAAGGATATAAAAAGAGCGTTTGGTCTAATAAAGACGTATTTCCTATTATTCCTCAAAATTTGTTTCCATTAGATAACAGAATTGAAAAACTATATTCAATAAACAAAACTATTACGCAATCAAAAAGTGATATTTACGGGAACGATTATGTATTGTATAAAGATGTTCATCCTAATAAACAGCTTTCAAATACACCTTCAAACCAAGGCGGTATAAAAATATATTATTGTACAACTATAGATGGTCATGTTTTTTATGATGCTGTTTCAGGATATAATTTTGATTATACTGTTTACGACCCAACTAAAAACTATACAGGCATTTTATTAAAAACCACAACTAATATTCCACCCGGTACGGGGTATTATGTACAAGGCCCTAACTATCTTACGCCATCACCTCTGTCTGCATCGATGTATGATAATGGTATACCAGAGTTTACTCTCCCCGCACTAACTGCAATCATAGTTTCTTATAGGTTTCAACCAGATACATTTTGCCCAGATGAAATATTGGTAAAATTTGACTGTAAAGTGATGGATGGTGAAACCTTTGTTTCACCTGTTAGCGGTCTCCTGCCTGATACTTCTTCTGATGAACCAACTTTTGACCCAACCATCGCAAACGTTTATTATGGTGAATTAGCTGATGGTGGAGTAAATGCTCAAGGGCCAGGATTTAGAGCGAATTTTATTTATCCAGGCGAATATACCTTTACGCCACCTACCTCTGTATTTAAAATTGTAGATGGTAGTATTTTTGCCTACAATAGCGCTTCTCCTTGCGGTGATGAAAATGCATTTTCTGTTTCTTATATCGAAAAGAGTAATTTTATGAATTATAAAATACCTTTCAGAGATACACAAGTTATAGAAGGGTTATCTGGAATAGAAAATAAGAGAACTATATATGAAACTAATTTTATAGATTTTGGAAATTTATATTATAGAAATTCAAATTCTTCTATAATAGGGCCTGCATCAGCTGCACTCAGCGGTATGTTTTTAAAATATAGCCCAGAGATAATTAACGAACTAAACAATAAACTAATTAATTTTGACATATTGTATGATACTATAGTATTTGAAACAGAAAATTATGTTTTAGCAGATAAAATAGTTTTTGATTATGAGCAAAATAAAAATATAGACATAACTAAAAATGATTGTTATTTTAAGAGGGGTAATCATACGGAGTTAGAGAAAATTTCTACTGTTTGGTACAATGAGGATATAGACACGCTATTCTTCTGTAAAACTAGGTTATATAATGTATTAAGCGCTACTAATTATAAAATTATATATCCTGAAATTTATGCTATAAATTCTTCTAATTTAACTTTTAATAAAATATATCCACAAGTTAATAATAATGAATTAACTTTTGATTATCTAAAAATGTTTTCTCTATCCGGCAGCGATATAGAAGTTAATATAATAAAAATTGATAAACCATTATTTAATTATAATAACGAAACCGGTCTTTATACTATAACTTGGCTAGGCAAAGATATTGCAAACAGTTTTTATGTTTATAAGACATTCTTTAAATACATTAACGGTGTTATAACTAATATAAGCAATTCTATGTTTAAGTTATTACCTAATGTCTTTACAGTCAATTTTACTGGCGCGCTTTCCTCCTACTATGCTACACAAAGTATTGCTGGGCCTGTAGGCCAAAACATAAACGGAGTATTTACCTTTAATTAATATGCCTACATTTTATCATGCAACTTCAGCTGATAGAGCTTCTGTGCTCTATGACTACAAGACCATAGATACTTCTAAAGATATTGTATTTTCTTTTGATTATAATTGTTCAGGCGCTGGTCTTTCTGGTATAGATGGGTTTAGTTTATTTCTCACCGAAAGTATTTCAGGACCCGTTGGCGGCGCTATTGGACCAGGTCTTGGCGTTACTTCTTTAAGCGCACTGTCAAATGTTAATTGTTTTACTAACCCTTTCCCGCCATTCGATATTATTTGTATAGGTACACCGGTATTATACGGCGGTGCAGAAAATAGTGTTCTTGCTATTGGATTTGATATAAGCGGAAGATTTGGGTCAGGAAACTATTACGGTCTTACTGGCCCTAGCGAAGAAGTGCCCAATACTATTTCTCTTAGAAGCGGTAAAGCCCAGAATTATGAATTTTTATACAAAACCCCTCCGCTACACACATCTGCATTTGAAGAGCCTTTTTATCTTTATTCTACTCAAACAACAGGGTACAATACATTTAGAGCAAGACTAACTAACTTAGGTAAGACAATAATTTTGGATCACAAAATAGGTGAGGGTAAATATAATAATATATTTAAACAGAATATCCCCTACGATTTACCGCAATATATTTATGGCTGTATAGGGTTCAGTACAAACATTGATAAAGACACTATTAATTTAAGAGTTAAAAATTTTCATGAAAACGGGTTTTTTGTTACCCCTACAGTAACACCGTCGTTTACACCTACTGTTACCCCTACACCAACAGTAACACCTACCAAGACAGTAACACCTTCAGTAACGCCTTCAAATACAGTTACACCATCTATTACGCCTTCGAATACAGTTACACCATCTATTACGCCTTCGAATACGGTAACGCCTTCTATCACCCCTTCGAATACAGTTACACCATCTATTACGCCTTCGAATACGGTAACGCCTTCTATAACCCCTTCGAATACACCCACTAATTCTGAAACACCTACAAACACGCCTACACCTACGGAAACACCTACAAGAACACCTACAGCAACAGTTACAGTAACACCTACATTTACCCCAACTAATACTAGAACACCTACAGTGACACCTACATTTACTCCAACTAATACTAGAACACCTACAGTAACGCCAACAAATACAAGAACACCCACTGTTACACCTACTGTTACACCATCTACAACTAAGATTAACTACAAGATGTATCCCTCCGATCAAACTAATATTATTATTAATGATAATACAGTGGCAACGCCTTACCCGGTTGAATTTACTGTGTCAGGCATTACTAGAATAGTAGAAAAAGTAACTATTAAATTGCTTGATTATAATCATCAATTTACAGGTGATGTAGCTATGTTACTAGTAGCTCCAAATGGCATATCAACTATTATTGCTGGAAGAGTTGGTGAAGATTCAGCTATTAATGTAAATGTAATGTTAGATCAAGACGCAAGTCAGCCCTGGAACGGATATACCTCAGGTACCTTTAAGCCTAATACAACCGCTGATGACTTCCCATTTGATAATATTAATGGTTGCCCGGTAGGTCCTTATAATACTTCTCTAGATGCATTCTTCTATATGTCGCCTGGCGATGCTAACGGTACATGGAAGCTATATATTCAGGACTTTGCACCGGTAGATAGCGGTACAATGCAAAGTGCGCAATTATATCTATATCAAGTTTCACCATTTGCTTCACCAACACCTACAGCCACACCTACAAAGACACCTACAGTAACACCGACTATTACACCTACGTTCCCATTACCTTCTAACAGCGCTACACCTACAGTAACACCTTCTCCTACAGTAACCCCTTCAATAACAGTTACACAATCCAATATAGATTATGTCTCTTACCCTTCATCTACAACTAATTTAATAATTATAGATGAAAGCATTGCATCGCCGTACCCCCTCGACTTTAATGTATCAGGATTAGTCGGTACATATTCGAAGGTCACAGTTCAGCTTAGTGGATATTATCACGACTTTACAGAGGACGTAGTAATGCTTCTTGTTTCGCCAACTAACACTACTTGCTTATTAGCAGGTAGAATAGGATTAAATTCTGCTATTGACACTTATGTAACTCTTGATCAGTATGCTGGTACGCCATGGGACGGGTACAGCTCTGGATACTATAGGACCAACAGTACTTCAAATACATTTGCAATGAGTAGTAATAACGGCTGCCCTTCAGGCCCTTATAATACATCACTTTCAGTCTATAATAATATTAATGCAGCAAATGCTAACGGTACATGGAAGCTATATATTCAAGATTTTGCATTTAGTGACACCGGTAGTTTGTATAACGCTACATTAAGATTTCACAAATAAAAAATATTGATTTAACCGCATTGGTTATTAAAATATTAAAGTGAAAAACAGTAAAGACAAGATATTTATTTCTATTGCATCATATAGAGACCCCCAGCTAGTACCAACTCTTAGAGACTGCGTTGCCAATGCTAAATACCCGGAAAACTTAGCATTTACTATTTGCTGGCAAAAAGACGACAAAGAGTCTTTAGAAGAATTTGCAAATGACCCTAGAGTACAATATATAGAGATACCTTATAATGAGAGTAAAGGTACGTGCTGGGCTAGAAGCAAAATCCAGGATAATTATAACAATGAAAAGTATTATCTTCAGCTAGATAGCCATCATCGTTTTGTAAAAGATTGGGATGAAAAATGTATAGGCATGGTAAAGCAGCTTCAAAAGAAAGGTCATAAAAAACCTCTCTTAACTGGTTATATTTCTAGTTTTAATCCTGACAACGACCCTGCAGAACGAATTCAAGTACCTTGGAAGATGAATTTTGATCGGTTTATACCGGAAGGCGCTGTTTTCTTTTTACCTGCATCAATTGACGACTATAAAGAAAGAATAGAGCCGCTACCAGCTCGATTTGTATCTGCGCATTTTATTTTTACTTTAGGTAAATGGGTAAAAGAAGTGCCCTACGACCCTAACTATTACTTTCATGGTGAAGAGATTAATTTAGCTGTTCGGTCTTATACATGGGGATATGATTTATTTCACCCGCATATGGTGATAGCCTGGCATGAATATACTAGAAGAGGCAGAACAAAGCATTGGGACGATGTAAAAGATTGGGGCGAACTGAATAGGCTGTCACATCTTCGCAATAGAAAGTTATTTGAAATGGATGGTGAAGTTAATGATATTAAATGGGGTAAGTATGGTTTTGGCAAGGCCAGATCTTTACAAGATTATGAGAAATATTCTGGGCTTTGTTTCAAGAAGCGTGCTGTACAGAGGTGGACACTTGAAAATAAGTTAGCACCGAACCCAAACAACGATCTTACACCTGAAGAATATGATAAATCTTTCTTAAAAATCTTTAAGCATTGTATTGATGTGGGATATGATCGTGTGCCTGAGAAAGATTATGACTTCTGGTGCGTTGCTTTTAAAGATAAAGAAGGTAAAGACGTATATAGAAAAGATGCTGATCGCGCAGAAATTGATAGAATGTTTAACGACCCAGACAAGTATTGCAAAATATGGAGAGAGTTTAATGCTGAAGAACTACCTCATAGCTGGATAGTATGGCCCCATAGTGTATCAAAAGGATGGGCTGATCCTATCACTGGTGTAATTGGTAATAGAGTAAGTTAAATGAATAAGTTTTGCTTTGCAACAGAAGCTACTTATCCTAACTATACTCGTAGAATTAAAGAGAATATTTTAGGTGATTATATTAGATTTGAATTAGATAAGAGAGAAATCCCATATATAATCTCAACTAATAGACCACAAGACTTTGATGAATTTAAAGGTCACCCTTTTATAAAAGTTTTTAGTATTGATGAATTGCGTAATGATGTAAAAGAGTCGTTTGAATATGAGCTCTACCCAGAAGACCCAAAAGGGTTATATCCTAGCAAATACCCATGGAATGCAAGAAGATTTACTTTAAGAAAGGCAGCAGAACTTGGATGTAATTCTTGTTATTATTTTGAAGCTGATATGAAAGTTAATCATTGGTTAAATCTTTCTAATGAGGAGTTTTTTAAGATATTAAATGAAATTTATTCACCCAACACTTTAACAACTAATACAACAATCTTTAGATATAAAAACAAAAGACCTGATGATGTTTTTAATTATCATGACAAATATATTGAAACGTTCGGATATAATTTTCAACCCGATCAATACGATACAGTAGACGGTACTCTTCAGTTTTATATGGGAGAATCGGTTGATGCTCTTATGAATTTTTATAAAAATTGGAATGAATTAGCTTTATTTGGATATAGAAATTCAGTTAATGGAGACTTTGGTTATAAAAACAATGCACACGCTGTACTTTCTTTTGCTATACCTGCTTCAAATTTTACTTTAAGAGAACATGGGTTACCGTTTTTTCCTGAACATCATTTTGAAGAAAGATACTAATGAATTTATTAATTAAATTCCCGACTAGGGGCCGTCCAGAAAAGTTTAAAAGCACCTTTAATAGGTACTATTCATTATTATCTAAGAAAAGGGATGTGAAATTTGTATTTACTTTTGATGAGGATGATACAACCATGAATAATGATGATATAAGGTCGTTTTTAAGCCCATACTCTAATATATGCGAACTTAATTATGGGCAGTGTAAGAATAAAATAGAAGCTATTAATGCTAATTTAGACGATAAGCAGTTTGATGTACTTTTACTTGCAAGTGATGATTTAGTTCCATATGCGCAGTCTTATGATGATAATATATTGTCGCATATGGAAGAGGCTTTTCCTGATACTGATGGTAGTTTACAGTATTACACACCCATGTGGGCAGATACTTTAGATATAATGTGTATTCTCGGATTTAAATATTATAAAAGATTTAATTATATTTATCACCCATCCTATAAAGGGCTGTTTTGTGATAACGAATTTACTGATGTTAAAAAATTTTTAGGTAAAAATAAATTTGTTTGCGAGCAATTGTTTGATCATAATTATATACAAGGCGATCCTACAGCTTGTAGGAGTAATAATAGTGATTTTCAACGCGATGACTGGTGTAATTACGAAGAACGTAAAAAAATTAACTACGGGTTGTAATATGTTTTCTATTTTAGGTACAATATTTGCAAATAAAGGATATTATATAAATCTAGACTCTTCCTTAGACCGCAAAGAACATATAGAGAATCAAATATTAAAGTATGATATAAAAAATCTTAAAAGGTTTTCTGCTTTAACAGATGAGCTTAGACAGTGCACTGCTACTAAAAGCCAAAAAGCTGTTTTTGAACAAGCATTAAAAGAAGACTATGAAGTTATTTTTGTATCAGAAGATGATTTTGATATTTTAGATACTGTCATTACTTTAAATGGTCAAGAAGTGCCTATTAAGGAGCATTTAGCTTCTTTAAAAGCTGAATTAGACACTATAGAATGGGACGTTTTTATGTTTGGATGCACACCTAAAACATTTCTTATTCCTTATACATCTAATATTAGCTTAATAAACAAAAGTACCGGTGCATGGGCCTATCTTATTAAAAAGAGAGCTATGCAGTACATACTAGACAACTTCAATTATAAAAGAGATTATCAGGCAATAGATGATATTTTGCCAATTTTAAATTTTAGAGGGTTTAAAACATATTGCGCCACGCCTATTACCATCCATCATGCAAAAGGGTTTGAGTCAACCTTAAACCCTCAAGGTCCCGTTAATTACGACAATATGATAGAAGGTAGCTATTACAAATACTTAAAAGATTTTATAAAGCCAAATTATTTAGATCAGTATGAAGTAGAGAGAAAACTCACCATAGTAGTAACCGGGCATTTTGTAGATAACTTTTTATACTATTTAAGATACCTTTTGCATAGCTTACCAGAAGAGATTAAAAAGTGTAGGTTTTTAATTTATTACGATCATAATCCTAATATAGAGAATCCTATACTACCTCTAATACATTATTTTTATAATAGAAATAATACTATTACTTACGATATTAAATTTGTAAAATACGGTCTTATTGATGCAGTAAAGACTTGTTTAGAAGATATTACTACTCCATATTTTATGTTCTTAGAACACGATTGGGTATTTCTTAAGAAAGATAATATAAACTTTAAATCTATTATTAACGCTTTTGACAAATATAATTTTATTCATTCAGTTTACTTAAACAAGGATAATAACGTAATGAGAGGATTTGAAATATGTCAAGATGTTACTGGTCAAACAACCCCGTATGAATTAGAAGAAAGAGTTAAAGAAATTAATCTTATTACTACATGTAGGTGGTCTAATAATCCTGCCATACATAGAACTAGCAAATATAAAGAGTGGTATAACACATATCTTGCTTCTGTTCATAATAACGTTGGACATGGTCAACACGATGTTGAGGAAGTCATGATACCTACCTACAGAGACATTATTTCTAAGTCAAAATGGATTGATATTAGAGATAGTTGGGGTACTTATTTATATGGTAATATCGGCGATGGTCCTTATGTTGGCCACACAGATGCTTCGCGAAGATATCTTACATCATCAAGGTCTCAACCAGAAATCGATGGCGACGAATATATAAAGAATAATCCCTTACCACAACATGATTAATATACAAAAAATTCTCAATTTTGAAAATAAAAAATTAGATCCTTCGATTGTAAATAGTGATCAAATAAAATACATTGTTACATATCTTTCTGAGGTCATAGATAATAATCTCGAGGGCGATATTGTTGAGTTAGGTTGCTATTTAGGAGAGACAAGCAAATATATTTCTAAAACTCTTGAAGTTGCTAAATCTAATAAAAAATATTATGTTTATGATTCGTTTGAAGGATTGCCTGATTTATCTAAATTTGAAGAAGGTACAGGTTGGAAGCCCCGAACTCTTAATACAACGGAAGAAGTATTGAGAGCTAATTTTGAATTGAATAATGTCAACCTACCTATTATAACAAAATCGTGGTTTAAGGATATTAAAGAAGAACAGCTTCCAGATAAAATATCGTTTGCATTTTTAGATGGTGATTTCTATACTTCTATTTTTGAAAGTTTAGAAAAAATATATAATAGAGTAGTAGACGGTGGATATATATTAGTACACGACTATAAAAGAAATGACCTTCCGGGTGTTGAAGCTGCTATTTTAGAATATTTTAGACTTAACAATCTTAAATTAAATATAATAGAAGTTTGTGAACAATTAGCTGTAATATGCAAGAACAGAGAAATTAAAAAAATAGAACCTCAAAAATCTAAATTTACCATAGTTACAGGCCTGTGGGATATTGGTAGGGACAAGCTTAAAGATGGTTGGTCACGCGGCTATTCGCACTATTTAACTAAGCTCGAAGAGCTTTTAAAAGCTGATTTTAATTTAATTATATTTGGTGATGAAGAATTAGAGAAATTTGTATTTGAGCGCCGTGATCAATACAACACACAATTTATTAAGCGCGGTATTGATTGGATCAAGAATATGCCATTTTATAGTAAAATACAAGAGATTAGAACTAATCCCGATTGGTATAACCAAGCCGGCTGGCTATCAGAATCAACACAAGCAAAGCTAGAGATGTACAACCCTCTTGTTATGAGTAAGGTGTTTCTTTTAAATGATGCTAAAATATTAGATAAGTTTGATTCTGAGTTTTTATTTTGGCTAGATGCAGGTATTACAAATACTGTACACCCTGGATATTTTACGCATGATAAAGTATTAGAAAAACTACCAAAATTTTTAGATAAATTTTTATTTGTTAGCTTCCCTTACCCTGATGGTGGTGAAATTCATGGCTTTACAAGAACAAAAATGAATGAAGTGGCGCAAACAGAGAACGTAGAGTATGTTTGCCGCGCAGGCTTTTTTGGTGGGCCAAAAGAATTTATTTCTGAAATTAATACTATTTACTATAGTTTATTAAATAGCACTTTATCAGAAGGGTATATGGGTACAGAAGAAAGTATTTTTACTTTAATGACCTATCTTCATCCCCATCTTTTTACAAGAGTATCGATAGATGGAAACGGACTCTTGGGTAAATTCTTTGAAGATTTAAAAAATTTAGATCTTACTGAACATGAGGCTCAGCTAGCTAGCAGGGTATTATCAGGAGTGAGCTTATATGTTATAACCTTCAATTCGCCAAAGCAGTTTGAGGTTTTATGCGAATCATATCTTAAGCACCCAGGTTTTATAACAGAAACAAAAAATTATCTTCTCGATAACAGTACAAATGAAAAGACTTTTGAAGAATATAGCAAGTTATGTAAAAAGTATAAATTTGAACATATTAAAAAAGATAATTTAGGTATTTGTGGTGGTAGGCAGTTTATAGCCGAACATTTTAATGAAAGCGATTCGAAGTATTGTATTTTTCTAGAAGATGATATGACACTCTGTACAGAAAACACACCTGTTTGTAGAAATGGGTTTCCTCGCTATACAAATAATCTTTTCTATAAAATAGTTAAAATTATGGATAAAGAAAAGTTTGATTTTCTTAAGTTTTCTTTTTCTGAATTTTTTGGAGATAATTCTATTCAATGGGCATGGTATAACGTTCCTCAGGTTGTAAGAGAAAAGTTTTGGCCAAATAATAAAAAACTACCTAAGATGGGCCTAGACCCTAATGCACCGAAGACACAATTTAAAAATATAGGTATATTAGACAGTCTAAGCTATATTACTGGAGACATTTATTACTGTAATTGGCCTCAAATTGTATCTAAAGAGGGTAATAAGAAGATGTTTATTGATACTAAATGGGCGTCCCCCTTTGAACAGACGTGGATGTCGTATATGTATCAACTTACTAAGGAAAATAAACTTAACGGTGCACTTTTATTACTATCTCCTATTGAACATAATCGCTTTGACCATTACGCTAATACATTAAGAAGAGAAAACTGATTTACCACGTTTAAATACGTGTGATTTAAGTAAATAATAATGTGAATTATGTTAATTATGTATTGTCGAGTGTTCAAATCCCTGGGTACCCTTCAGTATTAAATCATTACATTTTTTTTGATCCCGTTCTAGGTACAATTGACTACCCGGCAAGTGCAAATGGTAGTTATTTCTCAGAAACAACAGGTACTTTTGTATACCCTGCCACAGCTAACGGTGGATTATTTTTCCCATGGGGGTATTCCGTTGAAAATACTACACTTAGCGCTGACTTAGGTGTTTTTAAAGGACAAGTTACTCTATTAATTAGCCCTTCATCTATAGACAATACTTACTTTACCACTTTAAAGATAATTTATGATTTTAACGACAATGACGTTATTAATATTGAAAAGGGTATTGTAGAAAATATTTTACCCGGTAACGTCGCATTTCTAGATGCTGGCAACCCAAATGATAAGAATATTTCTCACGTTTATACTTCTAAATCGTTAAGCGGTACAACTTATTACCCCACAGTAACTGTTCTTAACGGGAACATGGCGTTAAATGTTTTTAATTTAAAAATTACATTACTTCCCGGTACAGTATTTGATTTTGAAGATTTTCATCTTATTAATACATCACAATTATCGAGATTTGATACACCTGATTTCAAGTCTTTAGAAGTTTTTGAGTTAGATGAATCCGATGTTAACTATGTATCTAATTTTTTACTTATTAGTTCCTATCCCACACCTACACCTACAATCACCCCCTACCCGACACCCACACCATCTGTTACACCTACAGCAACAGTTACCCCCACTTTAACAAGAACCCCTACCCCATCACCTTAATAAATATTTACTATGGATGTAATAACATTAAATGACACGAATTTTATAGGTTTATCTGCACGCTATAAAGATGATGATGCTTTACAGTTTAATCAATCTATAATTTTTTCTGAGCAGAGCATATATCTTTCTTTAAATGATATTTTAAAAGAAATATACGACAATAAGATTAACAATTATTCAAATCTTTTTTTAACTAGAAAAGAAGTTCTTTCTTCAGGATTTAACATAGAAAAGCTTGAGCCTTTAGAAGACGAAGGATTCTCAACATATATTGCTGCTAATGCAGCTGGAACAATAGTTCCTACCACAAAGTTCTGGACTGTTGAAGAACCGGCAGTAAATGTAAATGTTGCTCAAGTTAAAGTCGATGGTGAGTTTAGTAAAGTTAATAATTCTTATTTTTTTGATATTGAATTGCTTACTGAAAAATTATGTAAAATAACACACGAAAACAATAATGTAGTTAGATATCTTACTGTTGATTATACAGGCAATTTATCTTTTGCAAAAGATGCGGGGTTAGATATTATAGGGCCTTTGAGCCCTCAAATTTTCTATTACGTTTACGATAGATCATACAACTACATAGTTCTTATAAAAAATATAAACGATATACCTAAATTCGTTACTTTTAGTGCAAATAATGAGGACCTGGCTTTAACAGATCCCATAACAGGTACTAGTATTCCTTACTCTATTTCTTCTGTGTTTAGAGTGCGAGAACGAAATCCATTACCTAATAGAACTGAGCTTATTGACCCGTGGGTTAGCTACACAAAGAACTTTAAGACGAATTCTCAAGATATTAATATAGATAGAAGCTATGATAATATTAACAGTAATTACTTGCTTAATAATGAATATTATTCAATATCTGGAAACTATATAGATTTTAATGTATTATCACTTAAAAACGCTTTTACACCTGAATATAACATATCACGCGCAAACCCATTTTTTGACGAACTTAATGTAGAGTTTAGAGATTATCAGAAACTACATACAGGCTCTTATCAAAATTTAGGTTCAGACAATATTACCGCTGGATATGAAGCATACACAAATTCAATTATATTAAAAAAAGATAAGGTAACGTACTTTCATATACCGCAAGTTTTTTACCCGTTTTTAAGGCTAAATATTAACGATTCAGGGCTTACAGATGCGGGCGCTATAGCAGGCGATCACCCGCTTAAATCAGATAAAATTTTTAAGAAAAAAGCAGATTATAAATATACTTCTAATTTTGGTGATACTGCAGAAGAAAATTCAGGTGAATTTTTATGTGCGTGGCTTTCAGGTAATACAAATCCAAGCGTAAGACCTATATGGGTTGACAGATACTATAATCCAAAAAAGGTTTCAGGTTATCAAGCGCTTACAGCTTCTGACTTTAAAGCTATAAAATATATTTCTAATTTTGATTGTTTAGTCGATAAAGCTTTCGAAACATTCGCTAAAGAAGTAGACGTTTTTGATAAGCCTTCAGATTTAATTTTTGAAAAAGGAACATATTATGCCTACCATCACTACGGTCCTAGCGATGTCGACAAGTTTATAGAAACTCTTTCCACAGATTTAGTAGAAAAGGGTATTAATTCGTATAAGTTTTATAACGGCTCAGACGCTACATATTCAGCTATTATAAATGATAGTAATGAAATTTCTGAGTATATTTTTGACGGCACAATTTACGGCTCTACTTCAAGATTATCAGCAGTTCAAGATTCTAATCAATTTACACTAGTATTTGATGGCTACAGCTCTGATTGGAATAAACCACTAGGAAACCAATTAGTTGGAAACTATGATCGTGATGGATTTGGTATATTTAATGAAAATTTAATAACACCTACTTTATTCATTCCGTTCTTAAGCGGTATGTACGTTACTAATTTAAATTATAATGTACTTAACACATTAAAGTTCGATAGTAATATTACTGGTATAATACGACTACAGGGTATGAATGATTTTTATGGAATTTTCGAGGACAATAGCTTTAGAAGATTTAATTTAAATTATTCTGAAACTAGAAGAGCATATCCTTCTGATATAACTGATGAATTAGGAAAAGTTAGAGGTGTTGATTATAATGAAACAGATGCAAGGGCTTTAATAGGCGATGATCCAGGTATTAAAAAAATAATGAAACTAGATTTACTATCTCATGAAATTACTGATATTACTACAGGTACCTTTAATTTAACAAGATACCCTAGAAGAATATCTAGAGGGCTTAATATTAACTCAACAAACTCTATTGTTTTATATAATGGTGTGATGTATTTAACGCAGGGCAATAAAGCGGTGCGCGCTAAAGATACAATATTTTATAATTATCTAGACAAACAAATTTTACAATGGAAAGACATTACAAATTTAACAAGTACAAATCCAATTACAGCGTTTATTTCGCCTACTACTATAAATGATTTTTCCGTTGACTATAATAGTGATTTGTGGATAGTATTTGATAACAATAAATTTGCAAAATATAGTTATGACAGAGTATTTATTTTATCAGGGCAGTTCGTAGAAGACGACGATAAAAACTATACAAATTATAAAATCGATTTTACAGCAGATTTTAATTTAGGCATTTACAATCAGTATGCTGTAATAACTAGACAATCGTATGAAGGGGATAAAAAGAATCTTCAATTTATAAAAATATCTTTAAGTGGTATTACAGTAAGCAGAGATTATTTTTCGGAATATTCGCCTCAAGGTAATAATTATATATGCAAAACCGTACTTTCTAAAGAGGTTTTTACAACCTCAACAACATTATCAAGTAAATATTCTAACGGTATTATAATAAATCAAATAATACCATTACAAGACTACACTTCAATAGTTGCATTTAGTGCAAACACATCAAATTATTTTTATCAATATAAAAATAATGCTTCTAATTTCTCTAATTCAAAATTCCTAACAACATATGTTAAAGACAAATATCCCGCAAATAGTATTAATGTAAAAGCTCAACTAACTAATATTTTTAATCAAAATGACACAGTATCAACAGAAATTATTTTTAATTTATCTGCTCTTGATCCAGGATATCATAATTTTGCTGTTAGATTTGATGCAGATGGCGGATATATGCATTTGTTTATTGATGGGCAGCAGCAAGGTGTTACAGAATTTTCACCTAGAAAATATAAATTTAGTAATTTAATATATAGGCCTTTTCTTATAGGTAGTTCGAGCTATGCTTATTCTCTTCCTTTATTTTCTTATTTAAAAAATTCTTCGTTTTTAACATATGATTTTAGAGTTAAAAACTTCTACATATACGACACGCCGTTATTTGATTTTGATATAATGTTCCACGCGAGAAAAGGAATGAATATACAAGATATTGTCTTTGATGTCGCATGCGGCAGACGCAATTATTCAGAAGAAATAGAAAGATATTTTAAATTAGCTGTGCCTGGGTCTAAATCTACACAATATAATTTAGTTATTAAAAATTCAGGAATTAGAGATTCAGATCTTCAGTATGCTTTAGAGCAGAGAATTTATGAAATTATAAATAGCACAGCTCCTGTCTATTCAAAGTTAAATACTATAAAGTGGGTTAATTAAATGAATATCTCATTAGAAATACAAAATGAAGGTTTAATTTACGATAGATATTTAGGTGAAGAGCTATCTTTACCATACAATTTAGATGATATTAAAGTTCAAGCAAATGATACTGTATCATCTAGTTTAGTTAACTTAAAATTTAAGCATTTGTATGATAATTTCTTATATCTCTATAAAAATACTCTTCTCGCTTCTAATGTAATTCCCGTTTCATCTACAGCTATAGCTGGTATTACCGCGTCGTCTACTAATTTTACTTGGTATAGGGGGTTAAGTTCTAGAGAATTTAGAGCTTTAGCAAACAACACATCTTTACAAGGTGTTGATAATACAAAAGCAATGACATTAGTAAAAAATAGAGATTTTGATAGATATTCATTATTCACTTCATCTGGAACTGCTATTAATATTTTTAACTTTGATTATAGCGCAACCTATATAGAAAAAGTCTTGACTATAACTCAACTTGATCAAGGATACGGAGTACCTTTTAAAAGTGTGTGTGATTTTGAAATAAGCGGTAATAATCTTTTTGTTTTAGACTGCGATCTTAATAGGCTTATTAAATACGATGCAAGCGGGTTTTTAGAACTTAACACGGTTTCTAACAATAGATTATTTTACATTGATTCAATTGGTAATTATGGAGATCAAAATGCTAAAACAGATTTTTATGACCCTCAAGGAATTACCATTTTTGATAATTTTATTTTTGTATTAGACTCGGGTAACAAATGTATTAAAAAATATGATATTAATTTAAATTGGAAATTTACATACAGGCTTTATAAGGACTTTTTATCTGCATTTCCCGTAGACATTGCCAATGACAGCACTGGCAATTTGTTTGTTTTAACAGATAATAATAAGTTATTTATTTATAATAATGAAATTAGTTCTAAAAAAATTATTGATTTAGAACCGCTTAGAGAAGGTGACGAGCAATTTAAAAAACTAGTTTTTTCTAAAAGCGATTCGAATATATTTTATCTTTATTCAGATAAAAATGTTTATAAGAAACTAGTAAATAAGCCATACAGTACAGTTGGAAAATATTTGCTGTATTTATTTAAATATGATGACCCTAATGAAATTATTAAATCATTCGCTTCAGCACCTACATTAGACAATAAAAGCGACACTAATATTTTATTTTCTGTCTCCGGTAATATAGGTAAGTTTGGATATTTTTATGATAATTTAAATTTATTTGATATTTTAGCTGTTCGCGATTTTGATATATATAGCTTTGAAGAGAATAACTTTAGCAGTAATGAATATATTCAAAATTGGGTTTTTAATAAAAATATATCAAAAATTTTACTTGGCATGATGAGATTGAGAGATGAAATTATTGGAAAGTTTATTGCATCTAAAGACTACAAAGGCAACGTCACTTTTACTGGTACAAGGTACTTATTACCAACAGAATTAAATTCTGTTTATTTTGAACAGGATATGACTTTTTATGTTGGTAATAATGAGCTTTTAACAAGTAGTATTATTAATAGACCTCTTATAAAGCTGTATAATATTCAAGAATCTCTTTTAAAAATTCTTGATGCTGAAATTTTAAGAGTTCCTAACGACAACATCCCAATTTATTTAAATTAATATGGCAAAATATATTTTTAGACTTAACACAGGTAAAGGGCAGCCATATGTTCCGCCAGTACTGCCTTCTCCAACCCCTACTGAGACTGTAACACCAACAGTAACACCTACTATTACTGGAACATCTAATGTTGCGCAGTCACCCACACCTACAACTACTGCAACACCAACAAAGACACCGACACCTTCAACTACTTCTACGAATACGCCAACCCCTAGCGTTACCATTACAGCTACACCAACATTAAGCATAACCCCTTCAGCCTCTGTAACACCGACAACAACTACCACGTCGACAAATACCCCAACACCTACTACTTCACCTACAACAACAGAAATCAGTACACAAACACCAACAATCACCCCTACTAATACTTTAACGCCTAGTTCTACTGTAACATCTACTGCAACATTAACGCCTACACCTTCAGTTACTGAAACAGTAACACCTACTACTACACCCACCGAAACACCGACTTCTACAGTAACACCTACTACTACACCTACTGAAACACCGACTTCTACAGTAACACCTACTACTACACCTACTGAAACACCTACTCCGACAGAAACACCTACACCTACAGAGACTATAACACCGACAACTACAACAACAGTTACAATTACCCCCACAAGCACTAATAATCCCACGCCTACCCCTACAGAAACACCTACAAATACACCTTCATCTACTGAAACATCTACACCTACTCCTACAGTAACGCCGACGATCACCCCTACTACTTCTGAAACATCTACACCTACTCCTACAATAACACCATCTGAGACAGCTACAGTAACACCGTCAGTCACAGAAACACCTACTTTAACTGTTACACCTTCTATTACAGAAACGTTAACCCCTACTAATACCCCCACATGTACTTTAACAGTAACACCCACAGAAACTGTAACACCGACGCCGACATCCACAGAGACGCCTACTCCTACCGTAACACCAACAGCTACAGTTACCGTAACGCCTACAAGAACATCAGCTGAAACGCCTACTCCTACTGAAACAGTAACTTCTACACCGACTACAACATCAACCGTAACACCAACCGTGACACCAACAGTTACTGAGACTGCTACTCCAACTACTACAGAAACGCCTACACCTACCGTAACCACGTCTATTACAGAAACACCTACTTCGACAGAAACCCCGACTCTCACTCCTACGGTTACACCTACAGTTACTAAAACTTTAACGCCAACCGCTACTTCTACAGAAACCCCCACAAACACACCTACCTCTACACCGACAATAACACCTTCAAATACAATCGATTTAACTGCTACACCAACAACAACTTCTACACCGACCAAAACAGCTACGCCAACGCAGACAACGACTGTAACACCTACTACTACCGTAACACCTACTACTACAGAAACGCCCACGGAAACACCTACCGTAACACCTACTATTACACAGACATCAACAGTGACCCCTACTCCTACAGTTACCGTAACGCCTACAAGAACATCAGCTGAAACGCCTACTCCTACTGAAACAGTTACATCTACTCCTACTGTAACCCCCACTAATACTTCTACGGTAACACCTACTCCTACTGTAACTGAAACAGCAACACCAACCGTAACGCCTACAAGGACATCAGCTGAAACGCCTACTCCTACTGAAACAGTAACTTCTACTCCTACTGTAACGCCTACACCTACTGAAACTGTAACTTCGACACCAACCATAACACCTTCTGCAACGCCTTCTGTAACACCTACAAGAACATCAGTAGAGACACCTACACCTACTGAAACTGTAACTTCGACACCAACCATAACACCTTCTGCAACGCCTTCTGTAACGCCGACGAAAACATCAGCAGAGACACCTACGCCTACCGTAACTGTAACTTCGACACCGACTACAACATCAACTACAACACCAACCGTAACACCAACCGTAACGCCTTCTAGAACATCAGCAGAGACACCTACACCGACACAGACAGTTACATCTACTCCGACGTTAACGCCTACTGTAACACCTACTGTAACGCCTTCTAGAACATCAGCAGAGACACCTACACCGACACAGACAGTTACATCTACTCCGACTACAACATCAACTACAACACCAACCGTAACGCCTACAAGAACATCAGCAGAGACACCTACACCGACACAGACAGTTACATCTACTCCGACGTTAACGCCTACTGTAACACCTACTGTAACGTTAACACCTACTATAACACCTTCAATAACCTCTACTTCTAGACCTCTAAGCCTATGTGTTTCTGGTGCAGGCTTTACTGCCGTAAATGATAATTACAGCTTTAATTCATTAACTAATAGATGGGAATCTAGTTCAGGGACGTACAGATTATATAGAATCGGAGGAAGCCAGTGGGTTATTCAATTACTTAGCGGTACCGCTATCTATTATCAAAATAGTAATACTAGCAGCATACCCCCGTCAACCGGTTGGACGGTAGGTACAAGCGGAACTGCTCCTGCACCCACAGTAGCACAAGAAATTTGTGCATCACCTACACCAACGCAGTCACCAACAGTTACATCTACGCCTACTATAACACCTACAGTTACACCTAGCGGTACTGCAGCATCGACACCTACACCAACACAGTCACCTACTATTACGCCTAGTGTAACCATAACATCTACATCTACGCCAACGCAAACACCCACACTGTTTGCATTAGCTGCTTTTGACGAAATTCAAAATTATATAACTGCTACGCCTAGCCCTACAGTTACATCTTCTCCTACAGTGACACCTAGCACTACAATTACCGCTTCGCCTTCACCAACAGTAACACCCTCCGTTACACCTTCTGTTACTGTAACACCTTCTGTTACTAATACACCATCTATAACACCAACATTTACACCGACAAGAACTCTTACACCTACAATAACACCTTCTCAAACAAGAACACCAACACCAACAGATACACCGATAAACGGATCGTATTGGACAACTAGTATTGTAACCGGTACCGGGGCAGGCAATATTTTATCGTTATGCACCGGTGAAGCCGGTATTAACCTTGTAATGACTACGGGAGCTCAGTTCCAAACTAACTGCGTAAGCGATGGCTCAGGTGATTTTGATTCAACATTAATACGCGTAAATGGTGTTGATTACGCAAATATAAGCTGGAATAACAGATCTACAACAAACAGCTTATTTAGGTTTAGAATAAACTCTTCAAGCCCTTGGTATTATTGTTATTACAAGAGAGGACCAGGATTCCCAAATATAGTTAATTTCCCTCAAGATAATCTTACTTAAATCTAAGGATAATGTTCAAAATTAATAAATAATATTATGGCTGGTAATGCAAGATTTCATAATAAATGGCATAGAAGAAATCATCACTCTTCACCATCAATAAATTACCCCGATTCAGCTACAGACCCTATAGCTTCTGCTGCAGAACCGTTTCAGGGTGAAATGGTTATAAATGGTTATTTAAGCGCACATGGTGACGCTTTTATTGACGGTGATACGACAATTCAAGGCAATCTCTCTGTATATGGTGATTTATCTTATTTTGACACATATGTTTCCGTTACAAGCTCTCTAAGCGTTGTTAATACAGGACCTGGCCCTGCAGTGGTTGTCGAGCAATACGGTAATGAGCCTATAGCAAGATTTTTAGACCCAACCAATACAAGCGGTGGAACGAGGTATGCTTTTTCTATTGAAAATGACGGTTACATCGTTGCAAACGGTACTACCCCTGCTTTAAAATTTGATCAACAAAGTCAATCAGTACAAAAACAATTAGTTACAGTAAACGGAAATATTTACTCTAATAGAAGTGTTGTGTGGGAAACTCCTATGGCTAATACAGTCTATGTCAGCACTACTGGATCAGATTTAAATAGCGGTTTAAATCCTTCACAAAAGGTAAAAACGATTAAAAAAGCCGCAAAAGTTGTTTTTGATACATATGGCCCTAATAAAGCAACCATTATTGTTGAGGCGGGAGATTATACAGAGAACAATCCAATTTATATTCCCGCAGGTACATCAATGATTGGTGAAGGGTTTTTAAGACGAGTAAATATTAGACCCTATAACAGACAACTTGACATACTATGGCTTAATAATGGATGCTACATCTGGGGGTTTACTTTCAGGGATCATCTTGACCCGAGCTCTGCTACTGCATTTCCTAATCTTTTGTCCGGAACGCCAGCTTATAAAGTTGCGTTTCAAACTCCAGGTTATGAAATTGATGTTACTCGTCCAGGAGGACCGTTTGGATTTCCTATAGTATCTAAACCGTATATTACAACCAGTCCCTACACACAGGGCTGTTCTTCTATTAATAGATTTTTGTATGTACCAATACAACCCGATCTTTATAATAGCGGGTTTGTCTCAGGATCACAATCTTTTAATTACGCTTTAACAAATGGAGCGCTAACTACCGCCTATATTTTAAGCTCTTTTAATAACATTACAAGTATTATTGAATCCGGTTCAGCTGTTGCTCCTGCGCAAGTTAATTTTCCCGTGCCTACAGGAGCAGCTGCAGCAGTATCTCTTATTAATCTTAATAAAACAGCTATTCAACAAGGTACAGTAAATTATGTTAATGATAAATACCCAACTTTTATTTATAATCAAAGCAAATGTTTTAGAGATGTAGGGTTTATTCTAGATGCTATTACTTACGACTTGACTTACGGTACAAATTTAAGCTCTGTCTCTGCTGGTTTGTTTTATTATGCCGGTAATACTAGCTTAATTGCAGGCCAAGAAAAACAGACAATAGATGCAATTAATTATGCAAACTTTTTAGTAAATTATGTTATTGCAAATTCAGCGGTACCTATTTACCATCAACAGTTTAATACCAGTTATACACTCGCTTCTACTCTTACTTCATACGTAACTATTTGCACGAATACGATTAATAATATTATTCGTAATGGTATAGGCACTCTCCCAGCACCAACTTATTGGACGCCTAGCGCTCTCGCTGCAGCTGAAGCTAATGATTTACTTAATATTAATAAACCGTTTATTGGTAAGACTGTAATTAATTTTGTTGACAAAAATTTTCCTGGGTTTGCTTATAATAGAACAAAATGTGAAAGAGATACAGGGTTTATTATAAACGCAATAGTAGGAGATTTAACTAACGGTAATAATTTAAGTTCTATTTATGCAGGTAGTCAATATTATTCAGGCTCAACAAGCTTAATTAAAGGTCAGGAAATTCCCACTATAGCTGCAATTCGGTATATAGACTTTTTATCGAGAAATATTCTAACTAATACTATTGCAATTACCTCTCAATCATTTAACCCTTATCTCTCATCCGGAAAATTTTCAATATTAGATATTGATAGATCAATAGATACTATTAACAAAATTATCATAACACAAGATATACCTGCTCCTGTTTATGATATGGACCAATATTATAATCTATCTCTTACTAACGGTGGTAACACATCAGCGTTCTTACTAAGCACTTACGATACTATTGTCGGTGTAATAAGCTCAGGCCCTGCAGGCGCACCACCAATTATAGCTACACCCGCACCTGCTGGAGCATCTTCAGCAATAGCTTTATTATCTAATAATAGAACTTATATTCAAGAGCAGACGATAAATTATATAAATCAACAGTTCCCTACACTACGCTATAACGAATCAAAATGCTTTAGAGACGCAGGATACATGGTCGATGCTGCAATTTCAGACTTAACTAACAATACTAATGCTAGTGCAGTTAACACCGGGCTATTTTATTGGCTTGGGACAAGCAGTGTAATTAAAGGTCAACAATATCAAACAATTTCTGCTATAGAGTATCTTAATAGCATGACTCAAGATGTAGTTACTAATACCCTTATTGATGCAAAAAGTAACGCTGTATGGTTACTTTCAGCTAACCGTACATTTATACAAAAAGAAGTTATACAGTATATGGATAAAACTTATCCTACTTTTGTTTACAATAAAGATAAATGTGAACGCGATGTGGGTTACATTGTTGATGCTGTAATTCATGATATTACATATAGCACTAATGCAAGTGCGGTAAGTACGGGGGTATTTTATGTAGGCGGAGCAATTGCAGGTCAAGAAGTGCAGACTGTAGCTGCTATTAATTATGCAAGATATTTAATGAAAGACATTGTACAAAATATTCCTGCAAGAAATATAGATGCAGGTTGCGGTATTAGAGTAGATGGTGAGCTTGCATTAGGATTTTTAAGAAGCTTTGTAACAGATTCATTTACTCAATTTAATCAAGGCGGTAAGGGCATTCACGTTATTAATTGCGGATATGCGCAGCTAGTAAGTACCTTTACAATTTGTACAACAGAAGGCGTAATGTGTGAAACAGGAGGTAATTGTAGTATCAGCACCTCCAACTGCTCGTTTGGCTTGTCAGGGTTAGTAGCAACTGGTAAATCTAAATTTCCTGTACTAACTGGCTATCAATACATAACTACACCTCTTGCAGAAAACTTTTTAATAGTTCAAGATGTAACTCCTAGACCGTTATCTGCATTTGTACAAGCTTTACAAGCTGGAAGCGAGCTAGAAGGTATTCCTGTTGAAGAACCGTACAATGGATTACTTGTAAATGTTGATGACGACCCTGCTAGCGATTATGATATACTACTTAACCCAGATGGTCTAACAAAATATCATGGTATTAAAGCGGTAAGTGCGCTTAGTACGCCTTACCCGCCATTTACATACAGATTAACACTTGAAAGAAATGTTCAGGCTCCTCTTACCGCCTCACAAACTAACCCAAAATATGTAGAGTTTTATCTTAGATCGCAAATTGCTTCAAGTTCTCACGCTTTTGAATATATAGGCACAGGAATAGAACTTGAAAAATCAGTCCCTGCTTTAGGTGGTAAGGTTAATAATGATAATGAAGCCGTATATTCAGATAATGGAATAGTGTATTATTCAAGTACTAACGAAAGAGGCGACTTTAAAGTAGGCGGTGGATTTACAATTAAGCAAGAGAAAGGAACAGTTGAAGGTGTTGACTTTAATAAGTCAATTCTTGCGCTAGTAACACCTTTAATATTGAGTCTAGATAGCTAAAAGGATTAAATAATAATATGGCCGATATACCTTTAAATCATTTTGTTAGACAAGCTTTTACTTTAACAAGCACTCCTAGCGCTTATTATATTGCACCGTTTGATAGGGCCGGTATTATATTAGGGTTATACGCCTCTAATACTACATCAACAGATACTAGTATTACTGTTTCTATATCAGGTGTGGGCGGAGTATTTGTTCCTGTAAGACCGAAAGTCGATTTTATTAAAAACGTACTAGTTGCAGGAGGAGATACAACAAACCTAGCGCCAGCAAGAATAGTTCTTGAAGAATATGATGCTTTAATTGCATCTTGCTCCAATCCCGGTGCTATTACGTTAAATGTATCTATACTAGAAACAATTAACACGGTGGAGTAAAAATATGGCTGATTCTATATCAACCATAACTGGAAAAGTAAAATTAAGAACGCCTACACAAGCAGAAGCCTTGTCATCGCGTTATACTTTTTTAAATCTACAAAATGCCGAGCCTAATTTAGGAATACCTACACCCCCAGGTGTTTTAAATGAATATCCTGGCGACCCAGGTATAAGATATGCATTGCTTTCAAATAATATAAATGGGCTATCTAGTTGGAGAGTGTGGTCGTACGATAATCCAAAAATAGCAGCCCATAGTGTTGAAAATTCTATTGCATTAGGTAATAATTCAAACCCCGTAAATACCAACTCACTTGTTTATAGTAATTATACATATTCACAAAATAACATCTATAATAGTCAGTCTTTCAGTGACTATTCTTTTAACGTATTTGCTATTAGTGGAATATATCTTTTTGACGCAACTACTATCGGTGATCCATTAAGCGCAACAGCTTTTATAGTTACTGAAGATGGGTTAGTAGGTATTGGAACAGAAAACCCTACTGCACCGCTTACTGTACAAGGAAATATAAGTGCCAATGGTAGTTTCTTTTTAACCGACAATGCAAATCTTGGCAATACTAAAAACGACATACATACTCTAAGAGGCACTGTACGTTTTGCAGATAGTTTTAGCGCCCCATTATTATTTGGCAATAATAACACTGGGTATGATGTAAACCTCTATCGTACTGCAGCTAATATATTACGAACTGATGATTCATTTGTATGTAGTAGTGTTAGCGCTGTTAATGCATTAACAGGCGCAGAGATAACGCTTACAAACTCACCGACTGTAAGCAGCACTGTAGTATCATTAACTGCATCTGAAGAGTTTTTAGCAATAAATATAAATGGTAAAAAAAGAGCTATAAGATTATGGGATTATTAATATGAGCGAATTTATTAAACAACAACAAATATTTTCAGATGTTAATTTAAAAAACCTTACTTCAGATATTTATGTAGATGGCACAGACAAATACATTGTAATCAACATTAATGGTATACAGAGCCTAGTAAAATATATACCACCGACGCCTACCCCCACAGTAACACCTACAAAAACACCTACTCCCACGCCAACACCGACAATAACGCCCTCCATAACACCATCGTTTACACCTTCGCCAACACCTACTATGCCATTTCAGTTTTTAGTAAGCTCTACTAACCCTGTGTATGTAACATCATCTGTAGTACCTCCTGGTGTTTATACAAAAACATACAGCGGGACGATGTATTTTTATTCAGGTTATCTAGTAACATATTACGTTATGCATAATGGAACTAATTGGGTTATAGCGGACGATAGCTATGTTCCAAATATTTACGACACTAACCCTTCAGCAACAAATCCAAATTATGTGCCTAGAACTGGTTGGACAAACGGTACTATAATTACAGCATAAAATCATGGAGCTGGAGGGATTTGAACCCTCGTCTTGAAGAGTTTCATTTATAAGCCCTACAGGTTTATCTTAATTTAAAGTTCATAATACTATAACTAAGAAAATTGTATTATATATGGTAATTTTATACGCCTGATACTAACTACCAGAACATTTCAGGTCAGGAACTTGTAACACGCTTTACCTTACCAGCTCCAATCTACAGTAAAACGATCGAGTTAAACTAACTCGAGTTCGGCTTCAGAATCTACAAAGCCATGCTGAGCAAGGATTGCATCAGCCTCTTCTAGACTCATAGCCATGTCGAAGTTATCTTCGGCATTTAATAGTTTTGCTATTTTATACTGGACTGCCCCAGTACTTGCTCTCATAAACCACACTATTCAATCGAATCCAATCAGCCCCATGTCAAAGAACATAGCGGGGGTTGGATTTGAACCAACGATCTCCTGGTTATGAGCCAGACGAGTTACCAGACTTCTCTACCCCGCGATAAATATTTAATAGTATATATACTAGCACTATATTATTCAAGCTTAAATAATTTTATGTTTATAAAAAAGAAATCCTTCGTATTTAAGACTTTATCACCTATTAAAACAGTAAAAGAAAATGACAAATTTGTCAAGGATATTGCTAACCTTTTAGATATGAACATTATTTCCGGCCCACATAGTCAATATATATCTGATAAAGGTAACGAAGGTGTATCCTCAGTAACAATAATTAAAACTAGTCACATATGCGTACATTCATGGGATAGAGTTTCACCCGGTCTTATTCACTTAGATATCTTCTCTTGTAAAAATTTTAGTGTTAGTAAGATAAAATCATTTTTAAAAAAGAGATTTGAAATAGTCGGTAAATTTAAATGAAGATACATAAGTTAAATTTTAAGAAATATAAAAATATTTTTAACTTGTTTTTTTTAAACTTAGATATTGATTTAAACGATAAAAAACTCTACGGTATTAAACCATTTAGAAGTAGAAAAATACTTTATACTTTTTTTAACGGTGAAACATTAACAGTAATAAAAAAGAAAGGATTTAAACAAAGAGTAAGCGATGATAGAAGTAAAAAAAGAATATTTAAAGTATTTAAACCTTCCTCAATACAATTAAAAATACTCAATAGCATGATTTTAGATGTAATTGATTATTTAAAAACTAAAAAAATAAATATTACATCTAATTTAGATATTACTTTTCATTTTGTTTCAATTAAAGCGTCTGTAAAAGGTGAAACAAATTCTCCAGAAGGCATACATAGAGACGGTTTTGATATTTTAATACCTTGTATTGTGACAGAAAGATCAAATATTACCGGCGGATATTCTAGATTTTTTATTAAAAAACATAACAATTTTAAGCTTGTTTTTAAAAATATTACTAACGAAAATTACGGGTTATTAGTTGAAGAAAACAAAAACAAAGAACTTTACCATGATGTTACACCAATAAGATTAAAAAATAAAAATAAACCCGGGTATCGAAAAATAATTGGTATTGATATTAATTTTATACCGTAGATTTTTTTATTACCGTAGATTTTTTTATTTAAACACGTAAATTAACTTATGTCAACGCCAGCAAAAGTAGGTTCAGGTGCACCGGGTCATAAAAATTCTAAGCATAGGTTTAGATATTTAGGCGATAAAAAGGTACAGCCGGTTATGACAAAAGGCGGCAAAATGATTGGATATATCGATGGGGAAGCTGTTGTCGATTCTAATGGAAGAGAGATACCCTTTAAAAAGATTGGTGAATTACGTTAAGCGTCGTAAGGTATTGTTCTAAAAGCCCACTGGTCGTATATGTAATAACTAGTTAAAGCTGGTGTTATAGTTGAATCGACTGTTATAGAAGTTGTTGCTGGATATAGAGTACTATCTACATTGGTAAGATTTACAAACGATTGTGCAAACCTTGTTACAGGTGAATCCACTTTAACTACTTGAATTGCCATAATAATATTTATTCTAATATAGTCGCTTTCTTTATTAAATAATGATATGGCCTATAATTCCGCAGTTTTTGGAACACCAGAACTACCTGAGGCCAATAAATTTATTGAAATAACCAATGATTCTAGATTTCCCCCTGTTTCAGTAACAAGGTGGGATTATAGGGATTCAGGAACAGCATTAAGCTCAGTAGATGTTTTTTCAAAATACGGTATTATTACGTATTTAGCAAACGCAGCTGATATTAATTTAGTTCTTTCTGCCTCAGAAGTAGATATTGGTAATGTAGGTGTATTAGATAACTCAACACTACCCGGTACCACCATTTATGCGCAAGTAGTCAACGACCAGCCTAACGGTGGTGGCGGTGCGTTAATGGGGTCTTTAAGAGTTAAGACACAAGATTACCCTCAATTAGATGCATTGACTGCAAAAGATTTTTCAACCGATACAACATTAAGAGCTTTAACTGCTGTAACTTATAATAATATAGTTACTAATACAGTTGCTATTAGTACAACACAAACGCTTCCCATATCAGGTTCTGTTACAGTTTTAAACCCGGTAACCTCAGTACAAGTTAATGGTTCAGTCGCTACAAACTTTAACCCCACACAAGTTGATGCTTTTAATAGGTTAAGAATTTCTTCTCCTCTTACTTTGTTTGATTCTTCACACCGTTACCGAGATAATAATTTATGGTCAACATTATCAGCAGGCGGTGGTTCTGTTTCTTTCAATCTAACACAAGGTCTGGTAGATTTAAACGTTACAAATGCTGCTGGAGCGAGTGCATTAAGAGAAACTACCAAAGTATTTTCATATCAACCTGGTAAATCGTTGCTTGTATTGAATACCTTTGTGATGGCAGCTTCTGCTACCGGTTTAGTACAAAAGGTAGGTTATTTTGGTACCG